AAGAATGGATACACGATTACAATTATAATAGACCACACAAATCACTTAAAAATAAAACACCAATTCAATACCGATTAAATGAATAAAATTCTATTTTTGAATGGATCGAATTTTGGGGAAGCTTACAAAAAGACATTGAAATATTAATAAAATAAAAACGTGCTACAACACCGTGTATAAAAAATTGCTAGTTTTATACTAAACCAATGTCAGTTGCTTTGCTTGCCTGCATCTGATTTTCCTTCGGAAAATCCTCGCACACAAGCACGCAACTTTCCATACACATAAACGTTAGCACCAATTAAATCGAACAGATGAAAATAATTCTAATAATCATAATTCTTCTGATTTTTTATATTGTCGGAATTAGAGATAGAAATAAAATTAATATCCCAAAAGAAAATAATATTGATGTTGATAAATTAAACAAAAAAGCAAGCGAAAAATTTTTAGTTAAAGATGCAAATAGTTGTGTAATAATTTCTGATTTAGTTTTGACATTAGACCCAAATAATTCAAAAGCATTAGAAAATCGAGCAATTGCTCTTGAATATTTAAATTACAATATAGACGCAATAAAAGATTTTGAGAAATACATTGAAATTGATGGAAGTGACCCAAATTTATATGGTCTTTTAGGATTAACATATAGAAAAATTGGAGAAATAGAAAAAGGGCAAGAATATTTACTTAAATCAATAAATATGGGTTTCAACCTTTATGAAATGAATTACAATATGCTAGAAAGTTGCCACGAAATGGTAAAAAAGAAAATGTCTGAAAAAGGAAAAATTCCTGAAAATTTAAAAATACGAAGTGCTAACGATATAAACGGAAATTTTTCTGAAGTGGATAAAGAAGAGTTATTAGATTATACGAAAACAGCTTTGAATAGAATGAAAGAAAATAATATTTTGAATGAAAATCCTGAATTAACAGAACTTGAATCAAGAGTTAGAAAACATATAAAATTGAATTAAAAAACTGGTGCTAACACCGTATAAAAATAATTGCGGTTTAGTGCTTAATCAAAGGTCGTTGCGTGTTTGTAACGTCTGATTTTCCTTCGGAAAATCCTCGCGTACAAACCCGCAACTATTCTTATACATAAACGTTAGCTTTCTATAATCGCAAAATCAAAAAGTACAATTTTTTAAATCAAAAAGTACAATTTTTACCTGCGTACAGTAATTGTTAAAGGGCGAATAAACGCCCTTTAAACATCATTTAAACCATTGCGACTCCATTTGTTCCGCTATTTGGGCTATCATCAACGGCGGTACGCTCATCCCGCACACGTAGCGAACGTCCATGCCACAAAAGTTGTAATCGGCCGGAAAGCTGCTTATACGCCTATACTCCGTGTCGTTTAAGTTGCGCTTTTCGTCATAATACACCGTTGTGCCGTTGCTTGTCAAGGTATTGGCCACCACATCGTCGTACAACACCGATGTGCTAAAAAAAGCGTTGTAGGTCGTTTTATTGCGGTACTTGGCATCGGCAAACTTTAGGTTCTGGTCGCCGCGTTCTAGGTATGGCCAACGCACTACAATAGAAGGCCATAGCGGTTTATGCGTGGTACTGCCTTTATCGACCACCTTACCAAAGGTTATGGGCGGCTCGTTAAACGAAAGCTCCAAAGGTTTATAGTTCAAATCCTTTCTTCGGGCAATAAAGAACACCCGTTCACGGGCTTGCGGTACGCCCATGGTGGCACCGTTCAACTGGAACACCTGCACATGGTATCCCAACTTTTCCAGTCTTTCATAAATGCCAATGGCGTAGCCTTTTGCCCTACCCGCTACGATGCCAGGAACGTTTTCCAACAGGGCCACCTTGGGGCGCAATTTTTCAATGGTATCGCAGTAAACAAACACCAGATCGTCAAGCGTTTGTTCTGTTTGGCCTTCTTTAAACACTTTTGTTTTGCCCCATGTGGCTTCACGTTTGCCGCACATGGAAAAGGTGGTGCATGGTGGCGAACCGTCCAAAATATCCAAATCGTAAAGTTCCGCGGGCAAATCTTCACGCTGGTTAAATTGCCTAATATCTTCTAAATAAAAGTGCTTGGGGCTGTGGTTTTCCCTGTACAGTCTTTCCAGCCGTTTATCTATCTCAACGCCGCCCAAATGCTCGAAGCCTGCCAGTTTATAGCCCATGGTACTGCCACCGCCACAAACAAACGTGCCGAACACTTTTAGCCCATGGGGCTTACTGTATGCCGTGGCCAGCTTCCAGTCTAATTCTAATTTTATCATAATCGGTGCGTATTTTTTTTATGTCCAGTTCCCTATTCACAAATGCCTGTTGTTTTTTTCTTTGCTTCATTTCGCAAACTATTTAAACAACATAATATCGGTGTACGACGAGTTGTGGTTCATCTGGGTATTGATTTCCAGTTTTTGCGCCCCGGCAAAGGGGTTTGTGCACAGGGTTTGGGTGCCAACCCACTCGCAAAGCTCTATGATGGATGATTTATTTGAAGTGAAATAAAAGTACCTGTGCCCATCCAAAACGGTAAGCACGTTTAAGTAATCTGCCAGTTTCCAATAATTTTTATAGGTAGCTGAAGTTGTTTGCAAATACGGTGGGTCTATCAAGAAAACCACGTTATCCAAACCTTTGTAGGCATCAAATAGCACCCGGTAATCTTCTTGTACTATCTCCAGACCATCCAAATAGCCTTCTGCATTGTAATCGCTCAACCTTACGCAATTGTAAAGGGTGTTTTTTTCAAGTTCCTCATAACTTATAGCGTAATTCATGCTAAACAACAGCGATGACGACATGGTAATGTAATCAACAAAACCAAAAGTGGCCTCATGCTGTTTTATCAGTTTTAAAACGCTTTCGCGGTGGTGGCCAACAATACGCTTGTCCTTGGCGCAATCTTGCAACAGGTGGCGTATTTGCCCTATAAGTTGATTGGTTTGGGGTATGGCCTTTATGCGGGCACGATAGTTGTCGTAGTCGTTGTAAATAACCCGGGCCATCGGGTAGTGCTGCTTGGTGGTGTGCGCCAAAAGGCCGCTGCCACCAAATAGGTCTACATAAACGGCATCTTTAGGATAAGCATTTAAAGCTTCTTTAAACGCTTTTAAAAACTTGCGCTTTTGCCCCATAAACGGCAGGGGCGACTGGGTGTAATTGATTTTTTTCATGGATTGATTGATTGTTCGTTTTTTGATTGATTGATTTGATTGTTTACTATATATTTGCACTTCTCAAGGTAATTTTTAAAACAGCAAAGCCACCGCATAGAAGACTTTTGGTCCTCCAACGCGGTGGCTTTGCTACTAAATTTAAGATTACCTTGAGAAGTATTTTAAATGTTGGAGGGCTTTTTTTTTATAACCGCCCTCCCAAAGGTTATTTAGTTGCCGGTTTAAGCGTGTTGTACACTACCATGGCAGCTGTTAATACCAAACTGCCAATGGCAATGGTTTTGCCGCCAATGCCTAAAAGTTCGGCGTTATCTACGGCAAGGTTCCATACGTTGGTAATGGCCGTTACTACGGCTACAAAAGTGGTTACTGGGTTGTTTTTAATGGTTTCCATATATATATTTGTTTAATGGTTACTTTTCCAGCACATCGTTTTTGATGGCCTTTATTTTTCTGAATATTTTAAGAAGGTCCACGCCCAGGCGTTTCAGGTTCTCGAACAAAATCGAGTAAGCCTCCACCATGATCCACCACGAAATAGTGGCAATGGTAATGGTAAACTGCGAATCGCTTATGCTAAAGCCGAAACTCTTTATAAAAAATACTTTTTCAAGCCAGTGCGCTAGTAGTATGGTGCTGGCGTACAAAAAAAATTTTAGCCCGCTCTTCTTTAGTTTTTCGCTACTAATTAGGTTTTGGTTGCGCAATGCCGGGTCCCGTTTTTCGGCCTGTTTTTTTTCCTCCCAACTGGCAAGTACGCCCGTTGCAAAATCGGCCACCATAAAGGCCAGCAATACGCTTATGGCCTGGGGCTTTTCTATTAGTACCGGCACGGTTGCCAAGGGCAGCAAAAAAAAGCTCTTTTTTGTAAATAGCGCATGGAACACTATTTTCGATTTCAATATCATTAAGGTTAAGTTCATTGTAATTTTATATTATTTTCTTATCATGTGCCTTACCAGTTCCACCAACTGGAAGGGCTTTTTGCGTTCGTGTACTGGTTTATCAAATTCACGCATGGTTTGGTTTATCAATTCGCGCTTTTGCGCATGGGTCAAAAAATAACCGCACCATAGGGCTTCGTTGTTTAGTGGGTGTTGTTTTATCATACTTCTCGTCCTAAAGCGATTTGATATGCTTGTATTACTGTATAATCGTTGGCAATTTCTGTATCGCTCAAGCCATCGCCTAAACCTGCATAAGCCACATTTTGATTGCTATATCCATCGCCGTAAGGATATCCGCCATAATTTAGTGTCAAAATGAAGTGTGGTAAAGTTGGCAAACTACCTGTTCCAGTTGTAGTGAATTTTAGTACGTCATCTTTATATATCTTTATTGTGCTTGACCCGTTTTTACATGCCGTAAATAATCCAGTTCTTATGGTATTACCTATAAAGCGAAGTGTGTCATTTAAGCGGCAAAATATTGTTGTTTCATCAACACTTAATAAAGAAACTTGAGTGAATGAATTTCCAGCGCCCATAATAATAGGATCGGTACTCGTTTCAGTAGTTTCAGTTGTAGTGTAAAAACTCATTGTTTCACTATTAATCGTTAAGTTGCTTGCGGGCGAAAAATGAGTATTCATATAACCGCTACTTCCATTGCCTAAAACTCCAGCCGATGAATGTGTCAAGCCACCACTATATGTTATTCTAAAAGCCGCATCCAAATCCCTTGGGTCTTTCAAATTCCATTTATGCGAAGATGCTGTACCTCCTATAAATGGGTAGATAGCTTTGTACTTGCTCCAGGTGCCGTTTGCCTTCAACCCAACTACTAAATCATTAATAGCAACTTCTTGTGGGGTTGTAAGTGTACCTACTGCGGTTATGAATGCCTGCGCATCGGTGTCGTAGGTAAAAACATCATTCGTAAGCTTCCACTCCGTGCCGTTCCAAAACTTCAAAGGCTTCACAACCCACGCGCTACCGTTCCATACTTTTATTGGTTTCCAATTAAAACTGCTGCCGTTATGTACTTTAATTTCCCCGCTCATAGCTAATTGGTGTCTACCCATAACTGGTTTAAAGTTGGCGATGCTGGGGCTGTTGTGCTTACGGTTATAACCGGGCTGTTTACCACCATTAAATTAGCCGAATTAACACGTTGGTAAAGCGTTTTATCAGGCACTACCAAGCACAATTCGCCATCCGCAAGCGAGCCTATTGCGGGCGCGCCTGCGGTTGTTTTCCGTTTTATCTTAATAGTGTTTGCCATAGCTATATCGTTCCGCCGTCTATCGTGCTGTTTGCGTCCAACTTGGCGGCCAAAGCTGCCGTTACGGTTGCGCTAAAGGCCGCATCGTTTGCCATGGCATCGGCCAGTTCTTTTAAAGTGTTTAAAGCTCCGGGCGCACCGGCTATAAGGGCATCAATGGCCGCATTAATCTCGGCGGTTACCGCTGCCGCATTGTAGCTTACTTTTGCCGTATTGGCTGCAATGGCCGCCCTTTCAGTATCGGTAAGTATCTTTTTGGTTGCGGTTTCAACCATATTGCCCATGCTAAAGGCATCGGCGCCCTTGGCCGTGGGGTCGTAAACAGATGCAAGCATGTCGCCCGCGCCCGCGCCCGCAGGCCACGATAATAGCGTTCCCGCATCCTTTTTGTAATAAAGCGTGTTGTCTGGAACTACCAGACAGCCTTCGCCAATGGCAAGAGATGCCAATGATGGCGCTCCTGCGGTTCCTTTTCGTTTTAATAAAATTGTGTTTGCCATAGTTAAAATATTATGCCACCGTTTATGGTGCCGTTAAGTTTGAATTCTTCCAGTTCTGCCACCCGTTGCTCGAAAGCCGGTGGTATGGTTGCCGTTCCGCTACCGCCTAGGGTAAGCGTGCCGTTTATGGTAACGCCATCGGCCGTAAGCGTGCCCGTTACCGTTGTGGTGTTTATTATGATGTCCATGCGCCTTTTAGTATTTGAAGTTTAAACGTAAATTCTTCATCGCCATCTATAAACAAATTGCATTTGAAGGTAAGCGTGCAATTTATGTAATCGGCAAAATCGGCACCATCAAGCGTTAAGGTGGCATCAAGGCTGTTGTTTAACACAATAAGCCCGTTGCCAATGGTGTACTCCTTCACTTTTGTATCGCCAAAATAAGCCGCTATTTTTGCGGTTGCCATGATGGGGTAATCGCCGGCCCATGCAATGGTTTTTCCTTTTTGGCTCGTGGTAATATCGAACGTGCCAAAGTTGAAGGGGTTATGGAATGCTGTTGGGTTTGCCATGTTGTTTGTTCTTTATATATTAAAAATCGTAATGTTTTATACGCCCATTTTGTTCGATGCCCAATAAGTGCCGTCAAAAACCAATAGGCCCGTTTGTCCTGCTGTTAATGTGATGCTAACCGCCGATGAGCTTCCCCATATATTGATGCCATTGCCATTTATGGTAACCGTGCCCGATGCCATGCGCTTTACATACACAATCCTGCCTGCATAGCGTTTGCTTGTTGGCAAATAAATGGTCGTGGCGGCGGTGTTGTAGCAGGCAATATAGTCTTCGTTGGCACCCACATAAAACGTGGCCGTGGTTACCTTTACCAAATTCTTGAACTGCCCGAACGACTTTAACCCATAAAAAGCACCACCAAAAGCGGGTGCGGGATTGCTGGAAGTGTTTTCGGCATTGCCAAAAACACCGGCTAAAAAATTGTCGTCGTAAGTAAGGTCTTTGTCAACATTGCCAAAACCAAGGCCCACAACGCTTGCTTTTGCTATAATGCCAGTAGAGGGCTGTAAGGCATATTGGTTGCCCGAATTGGACAAGATGCCATCGCCATCTATAAACGATATCCGGCCGCTCGTATCGTTTATCTGTATTTTGCCGCCGTTTATCTCTATCTCGCCACTGTTTACCTTTACTTTGCCGCCGTTTACAATTACTTGCCCTGTTGCTGAATCTAAAATAAGCTTGGGGGTTGTGCCCCCTGCAATCGATTCGAGGGTTTCTGTTTTAATGTTCCACCCGCCAATAATGCCCAAAAGGGCTATAATGGTGCCATTGTCCAACACCCTAAATGGGGCGGTTGCCCTGTTTGCCCAATCGCTACCGGCTGCAAAGCGTATGTCATCAGCTGCCGTTCCTAGCCCTGTTATAAAGGCGTTGGCCCCGTTTTGGTTGCCTACGGCCAATACCCCCGTGGCTACCCTATTGCCCTCTATGGTGGTGTTTGCAATAAAATCTACCTTGTCTATAAACGGTTGTACCTGGTCTAGTATGGCTGTGTTCAAAAGGGCATCCTGCGCATCGGCGTAGGCTTTCGATGCCAAATAGGCGTTATCGGCCTTTAGTTGCGCATCGTTTATGGCACGCTGTTCTTCGGCATCAACAATACCATCGGCATAGGCACTTGCGGTAACCCTTGCCAGTTCCGCCTGTGCATCGGCATAGTTTTGCGCTGCGGTTTGGGCGTTTGCAATAGTGGCCTGTACATCCTCGGGTGCTGGCGTCCAGTCTGTGGCTTTGTTGCCTTTTTCCAACTTGAGGTTTTTATACTTCACGACTTTATTAGCTATGAGATCTGAAAAGCCAAATAGGAAAGGTGGTGAGTCTATACCTCCCGTTTTTGTTTCTCCTGTTTGTGTGTAAGTAATAGCTATTTTTTTCCAATTTCCACCTGTAGATGGAAAGGAAGGACTTACATAAGATTCCGAAAAATAAAAGAAAAACCTAATCGGATCTTCTGTCATTAAATCAAATGAAACGGTATAAGTTTCACCCTGTATTCTGTCCAGATAGGTCCTTAGCGCACAATATGCATTGCCGTTATTAATTGGTGTTAATTTCACATAATCATTTTCAAAAACACTAGAACTTTGATTTCCGGTGTCGGATATGTTCAGCAAAAAATTGGGCGAATTTACAATCAAGTTCCTGCCACCAACCTGTATGGCGTTTATAGCCTGCGTTTGCGCCAATAATGCGGGGCTATCGGCCGTAAAGGTAACTTTGGCGTTTATGTCTATCCTATCCTGTAAAAAGTCGATATAGCTCGTGCCGTTGGGCGATGCGATGCGCCCTGTGCTAATTTCGCCCGGGGCAATTTGGGTAAACCCATAGGTTGTTTTTATGCGCCTAAAACCATCTTGTACCGATGAGAGGTAGCCCGCTTCAAAATGGTAAAACGCCGCATCTTCATCTACTTTTATCTGGGCGGTACTGGCCAAAATGCTGGCGTTGGTGCCCACCTTATCGGCCTTCACGTAAATATAGTGGAATGCTGAAGGGATGTTCAGTTGCGTGTTGGCGGCCATGTTCCACTCCCGTGGGGCATCTTCCAAAGTTAAATGTACCAGTTTGCCCGCCGTATTGCTTAAGGCGGTGTTGTTGCTGGTTATGGCCAACGCCACATCAACCAAATTGAACTGCTGCATGCGGCTGCCCACGGTAAGCATCTTAGTTTCTATGCTCAAGGGCTTTATGTTTTCGGGGTTAAAATAGCCCTCGCCATCAAAAACGTTGTCCTGTATCTCTTTGGCAAAGGTGTAGCTACGGCGCGCCATATCGGCGTTGTAGCGTTGCGCCTGTATAATAGCGGCCTGTTTTTGCTGGTTTTCGATATAGTTCAAAACTATTTTTGAAAGCACCGCACGTTCGGCCAGTTCAAACTGCACATCGTAGGGGTCTTGCAGGTTTTTTACCAGTGCAATGACCCGAAGGTTTTTGTCCAGGTTAAAATCGGCATCAATAAAGCGCACGGTATGGCCCAAGGTTGGGTTTATGCCCAGGGCTTTAAAATAAAAACGGTCCCCGGTTACGGTATATTTATGGCGCTGTACGGAGTTTTCGTCCAGATAATCCTGTGCCAATAGTGTTAGTGTCTCTTCTGCTGCCGTTATATAGCTTTGCGGCATGGCTATATCGGTTATCACATAGGTATCGCCAATGGCGGGCTTTAGTAAGGCAGATGGCACTTCCAAGGCCTTTTCGTCTTTATTGGGCAAGAGCTCAATAGTTTTATTGGCGTGGTTGTAGCCATGTTTTTTTATCTCGAAGCTGTAGCCCGCCAGTTGCCCGGTATTGAAGGTTACTTTTGCCGGCACGTCGTTTATTAAAATGGTGGTGTTGCCATTTACATCGGTTTCGTTCAAATCAAAATCGATGCCCGTATCGGTAAATTCCAGTACGTTGTTGGCGTTTACTGCCGTAACGGTGCCAATGCGCTCGGGGCGTACATCGTCAAAAATTTCGGTATGTTCAATAATGCCGTATTGCGAGAGGTTGTTTTCCAAATAAAGCTCGGTCATCTGCAAACGTTTGGAGTAATTTCGGTAATTGCTCGGTATGTTGCTTTCTGAACCACGGGCGTACAAACGGGTTACCACATTGCTGTTGTCAAACGGGGTGCGGGTTATGTTTATAAGGCCCTTGTTTTGACCGTATTCCAAGGTATAACCGCTTATGGCGGCACGCTGGGTTAGGTGGATGCTTTTGTCGCCATCTACCCAATATTCAATATCAAATGCCTCGGCAATTTTAGCCAGGGCAGATAAACAGTTATCGCCGTTGAAGCTTATCTGTTTGCCAACAGTGGCACTTACGGTTCCGAGGGTCCAACCGGTATAGATCCTTCCCATGTTTTGAAGCAGCAAATTGAGCATCAGGCTTGGGGTACCGGTAATGCTGAACTCTGACAGGGTCAATTCGTTATTGCTGTCGGGAAAAAAGAACTGCACCTTTGCCAGTTCGTACTTCACGCTGGTAAAGTTCAAGGTGTATTTAAAGGCGTGGGTGCTTGTTTTTTCAACCGTGGGCGTGGTAAGCATGGTATAGGTGTTGCCATAAACCTCCACGGTATCGTTAATGCTGAATTCGATAAATTCGGGCAGGTTAAAGGACATGGCCACCAACTCTTCCGCCATGATTTTACGGGTTATGGTGCCTTCTGCCTGCACGCTTGCAATGATAGCCGTATTTCGTTTGATGTTATAAATCATGCTTTATTTGTAATGTTAAGTTAAACTGTACAAACACCTTCGGCACATTTTTAAGGCGTTTCGATTTTTTGTCCCAGTTGCCCGACTTTTTATAAAACACGTCGTAGCTGTGGTTGTGGTCGGCTATATATAATTCTTGCCAATTTGGTTTGGCCAATTCAGCACGTAATGCATAGTACTGCACCCAAAAAGCGGTATCATCATTCGCCATGATGGCGCATTTTAGGGTCACTTCTCTATCTTTAAAAACGGGCAGCGACAAATCATAATCGGTGCCGTTTTGTTCGCGCCAATCCACTTCCAAGGTGGTTTTGCGCTCCGGGAACTCCAAAAGGGCTTCCGTTCCAGTTTGTATTACCAAACCGAAACCCGTATAAAGGTTTATATCGTTTAAAGTATCGTTAAATGCCATTTGCCTTACTTGCTTTATCGGTTTGTATGTCTTTCAATGTTTGGTCTATGCCTTTTAAATACTCGGTGTTATCGGCGGTTCTGCGGGTGTTTTTTTCAATATCTATCTGTAAGGCCACCTGCTTGCCGGTATCGGCCAGTTGTGCCGAAAAATTGGCGCGCAGTATTTGGTTGGTTTCCAACTGGGTCAATCTTAACCCGCCAAATTGCCCTGCCAATAAATCGGCCTGGTCTGCGGTTATGCCCTTTACGGCACCTGCCAAACTATTGGCATCGGTGGCGGTGGTGCCCACATTTATGCCCGCTTGGTTTATTAAATCCAGATAGGCATTGGCTTCTTCGGCAATGCGCAGGTACATGTCCTGGAACTGCTGTTTTTCGTCGGCGGTCAAAATGCCATCGCCCAGAAAGCTGTACAGTTGGTCTTGCAGCTTTTGCATTTCGGGCTCGATTATTTTGCTGCTCATGCCGGCAATTATGGCATTGCGCAAAAAGCCCTCAATGTCATCGGCAAAGTCGGCAAAGGTTTTTTTACCGCTTAAAATGCCTTCCTTAATGCTATCGGCCAAGGCCTGCGCCGTGGTACCGGTAACGGCATCGACCAGTTGTTTTTGCAGCTCGCGCTGTGCCTCTTCAATGCTGCCGTACTCATCGCGCAATTGCTTTAATTGCTCATAAGCCGTTTTGGCATCGCCCGTTAGGGGCTTTTCGGCATTAATCTTTTCCAGTTTTTCAAACAGTTCATCAGTGTACTCAATGGTGCCGGGTTCAAAAACCTTTAGGGTTCTTTCAAATACGGAACCGGCAAATAGTTTCTTTTCAACATACTGGCCAATGCCCAAAAGTTCGGCCACGGTTTGTTTTATTTCATTCACCCGGGTTTTTCTGCCAATGCCCAAAAAGCCGCCATACTTTTCGGTTTTCTTATCCACTACGGTTTGCGCATTTAAAAGCTTTTTAAAGGCCTCGTTCTGGTCTTTTACCGCGCTGGCGTATTTTTCTTTATTGGCGGCAATTTCTTCTTTTATGTTCTCAACCCGCGATTTATACAGGTCGTTCAGCTTTATTTCATCGCTTATGCGGGTTCGCAGGGCGGCATTGTAGCTTAATTGGCTGGCAAAAATTTCGTCGTGGTATTTCTTTATCTCTTCCAAGGCCTTGCGCTCGCTTTCCCTTGCTTTTGCGCCAATGTTCAATATGCCCGTAATGGCCTTTATGCTGCTTGTAATGCCGCCAACAACATCGCCCGCGGCAAACGATGCGCCGGCTGCTGCTGCATCGCCTACCACATTTATAAGTTCGCCCATGGTTTCGATGGTATCGCCAAGGCCTTCATCGTAATTTTTTAGCGCACCGCCCAGTTCAGTAAAGGAACTGCCCAACTCGCCAGCTATATTGGATAAATGGCCTAATTTTTTTGAAAGGATGCCTTGAAGCTCGCCGTTTACTTTTTCAAGTTCGGCAACTTCGTCGCTTACGTTTACAACGCCCTTGGCCTGCAAATCGGCAATGCGCTTTACAAGTGCCGCTTTGCGCTCTATCAAGGCTTTTTCTTCAACACCTACATTTGTTGATGCTTTTATGGCCTTGGCCTTTTCCAGTTCTGCTTTTACATAGGCACGTTGCTCTTCGGTAATGCTGCCCTTGGCTATGCTCAAATACTCCTCGATGGACTTTATACGGTTATCAAGCTCGCGGCGGCTAATGCCCATTAAATTGGTGCTCAGGTTTTCAAAAATGGTGGCACGCTCGTAGGCCTCGGCGTTTAGGGCGTCGAGCACCTGTTGTTTGGTCCTGATTAGTTCGGCAATTTTAGCCGCGCGCAATTTGGCGTTTGAAATTTTGTCAAGCTCCAGCACCTTGGCGTTGTAGTCGGCCTCAATTTGCACCAAGGTCTCTTGGTAGGTTATGGCGGCGTTGTAGGCATCGGCAAAGCGTTTTTGGCTGGCGGCGTTCTGGTTTTGCTCGAACTCGGCAATTTTGCCCTGCAAAAGGCTTAGGCGTTCTGCTTCGGGGCCTGTTACTTCCGCTTGGGGCTTTGTGGCCAAGGAGGCTTCAAGTTTTGCGTATTCGGCCTTGAGGCGCTCGCCATAGTTCTGGAAACCGTTTAAAAGTGCGCCGTAGCGTTCTTCGGCCGCTTCCATGCCCACTTGGGTCTTAAAGGCTTCATAGGCGGCGTACACTTCTTTTTCCTGGTCTAGCTGGGTTTCAAGTTTAGCGGTGTCCTGGCGGTAGGTTAAGGCTTTTTCGGCTTCTTTTTCTAGGGCGTTCAACCCGTCTATGGGTATTTTTACCTTGTTTTTTGGGTTGGCGTTGAAGGCGGTTATAAGGGTTCTTATTTTATCGAACTTATCCTTTAAAGCTTGAAGCTCCTCTTCATCTTTGGTTAATTGTTTCCGGCTGTATTCTTTATCGAGCTCGGTTAGTTTGTCGAGAAGGGTTTGGTAGTCGGAAACGGTTTTTTCTTTGTTTTGTTTATCCACTTCTGGATCTCCAAAAATTTTCAAGCCCGCATCTTTAGCTATTCGGGCAGCTTCCTCATTTAAGCTATTTACAACATTGTTGGAAGACTTTACAATTTCAGCCTTTTCCTGAAGCAATTCCTCTAGTTTTTTGTTCTCGGCCCTAATTTCGCTGTCCTTTTGTAAACTGGAAACATTTACAGAACCGCTTACCGTAGGGTTGTAGCCGCCAAATCCGCGGGTATCCTTTTTATCTTTAATCTTAATTATTTCGTCCTCAATCTCTTGCTGTTTCTTTCTGCTTTCTGCTAATTTTGTGGCAGCTTCAGCTTGCGCAACTTCAGCGGCAGCTTTATAAAGCATTGCCTCTACATAAGCTGGGGCTTTATCTATAAGGCCTTGTTCTACCTCCTGCAAGTTCTTAACTTCACCCGAAGCCTTCCCAATAGTGTCATTATATTTTTTTACAACAACCTCCTTGTCAATAAACTCTTTTCTAGCAAGTTTTACATAAGAACTTAGCTGTATAACATCGCCTATAACTTTTTGATAACTACCACTTTTCAAAGCTGTGTTTAACGCAGATTGGCTTGCCTTCAAAGCATCGATGGCCGCTTTGCCTTTAAATAACGAACCTATCCAGCTAAAAATTTCCTTCCCATAAACAGTAAGCAAGGTAACGCCAACGCTTAACAGGGTGTTCCAGCTTAAAAAGCTTTTTGCCACTTGCTTCCAAATGGGCACGCTGGTACCGCCCGATGCCACCAGTTCCTGGTTGCGCAGTTTTAGGCGGTTTATCTCATCGGCCAGTATGGGGATGTTGTTGGATATGGCCAGCAGGCCCGTTTGTGCCGAAAAGGTAAAGGCGGGAAGCTCGCGGGTAATTTGATTGATGGAATTGCCCAACCCGTCCCATTGCCGTTTGGTGGTTTGTAGGGTTGTGCCCTGTTGGGCAATGGTGGTGTTGGTGTTTTGCAGGCCCTGTGCGGCACCCTTGGTTAAAATGGCATCGATTTTACTTTGCAGCTCGGTAAGCTTAAAGTTGTAAACGCCAATTTGTGTGGGGTCGGTGGCTTGGTCCATCATGGTTTTTAGGCCCTGTATGGCGTTCATGTAATTTTTAACGGCCAATACTTCCTTGTCGGTAAGGCGTATGCTTTCAACCGATACGCCGTTTGCCCGCAGCTTTTGGGCAACGTATGCCTTGAACCTGCTTTCGGTATCGCTTACGGCGGCATCCAAACCAGTTAAAGCCCCCTCAATTTTGGCGGCTTCCTGTAATGCTTTGGGCGAGTTTAAAGCAATCTCAATTTCTATGGGTTCAAAATCTGGCATTATTTAGTGTATGTTGAAGAACGCTTTTAGTTCGTCATCGTTCTTAAATTCGCTTTTGTGCTTCTTCTTTATCAGTTTTGGGGCATCGGCCAGTTGCAGGTTCAGCTCTAAAAAGGTGCACTTTAAAATGGCTGCTTTTGTCCAGCCCGTTTTTTCGGCTATGTACCCAATAAAACCAAAAAGGCTATGGAAGCTCTCGCTTGTTAACTCCTCTTTTCGTCTTGGCTCAGGTTCATCGGCTTCGTTATCCGCGTTGCCTGTGTGAATCTGATAATAGTTATAAAATCCTCGTAGCCGCCGTATAGCATGATAAGCTGGTACAGGTAGAACAGTTCGTTTACGGCTACATGCTTGCGCAAGTACCAGGCCAAAAGGCGCACCCTAAAAGGCATAACCGTGCCGTTTATAACGGCATGTGCCACTATGCGGCTCATGGTTTTACCGTGCTGGCTTACTACTTGCGTGGCCTGTTTAAGGTTGATTGTTTCCTCCAGTTCAATGCTTAAACTCTCGTTTGCAATGTTTATAAGCGTTGCCAGCGTGGGCGCTTTTACCACAATGCGCATTTGCTTTTTGCCAAATAGCCTAAAAAAAAGAGGTGCTTTGATTGACACCTTCACACCTCTTTCCAATAATATATTTGCCGCCCGTTTTTCGGTGTTTACGTCCATTAGCCAAACATTACCACAGGTTTGCCATCGGCAGGCAATACTGGTTTAATGGTTACCTCTAGCAACGACAGCCCGTTTTTCACCAATTTGGCGTTAAACTTGGCGAAGATCCTGCATTTGGGGAACTTAAAGGAGTTGCCGCTTGCAAGCTTCAGTTCGATGGCTTGGAATATCTCTGGGATGGTTGCCGGTTCCGACCATACATCGTTCAACGAGGTGCCGCCTTTTAGCTTTACCAACGTTGCGGGGGTATAATCGAAGGTTGAGAACTTAATTTCTTTCGAGCCCTTTTCAATAAAGGTGTGAATGGGGTCGTCCTGTTGGTCGGAGAACTCATCGGTAATCGTTGGGTCTGCCTCGGTGAACTCGCAGGAGTTCTTGTAGGTTTTACAAAGCTCGGTCATGTCGCCCGCATCTGGAAAGTCTCCAGACGTCAACACGGTGCCGGCCAAAACTTGTAAAAGCCCGTATGTTTTTGTTTCTGCCATTTTAAATAGGTTTTAATTGTTGTTTAAATGATGTTGTTTTTACTAAACCGTTTCGGGGTCTATTACCGGCACGCTGTTTATTGCCGCCGTTTTCTCGTCTATCTTGGCCTTTATGGTCTCGGCTTTCCAGTTGTGTCCTGGTGCGCTGCCAAACAAGGCTTCATATTCCAAGGCCAAGGCTTCACGATCTAAAGTGTTCGTGTCTTGGGTTTTCGTTTCTGCGGTTGCTTCTTCATCTCTGTTAAAAACAACCACTTTGGTGTTCTTTAGGGTTTGGGCATAGGCTTCTGCCCTGTGCTTATTTTCGTCTGAAAACCCAGAACCGTCCGAGGTTAGGTGCAGCACCTCTAAACTGGGGTGCAGCTTAAATAGTTCGTCTGCCTTGGTTTGTAACTCTGCTTTGTTCATAATTTATAGAATTAATGTTTTTGTTTTTTTTTGAATAGCCTTGTAAAAAACCCGGGGCGTTGGGCTAGCGTGTCGTTGGTCTGTTCAATTTCGTTGTTCAGTTCTGGGTCTATGTCCAGCATCACTTCGCCCTTTCTGTTTTTCAGTTTCTTGATTTCGGTTTTAAACTCGTTTGAAATGGACGTGGTTTCCTTTCGGATGGCCTCTTCAATGGTTGGCCTTAAAAGCTCGATGGTTTGTTTGTTCGACGCCGTTGATGCCGTATAACCTATGTAACCGCCAACTAAGGCCGAAAGGATGACAATGATCAAGTTTTCAGCAAGGTTTTTAAAGTTCATATCGTTTTCAGTTGAAAGTGCATCCCGTCCTGTCGTGTCCAGGTACCGCCCCAATCAAACCCCGCATCTGTAAAACAGGCTACAAGTTGCTTGCTCATGGTTGGTACTTTGTTCAAACCGTTCCAGGCGGCGTTAATGTCGATGGCTATGGCCCAAGCGTGCAAGCTGTACGTTGACAAACCGCGTTTGTTGCGAATGTTAAAACAACCGTCCCATGTTTTTAGCTCTTTTTGCAAACCGCGCTGTATGATGTTTTCAAAGGCATTTTGCAAGGGCTTTACCAGATCTTTATTGCAATAAATCTTGTTTGGTATTACTTGCAGTTCCTTATTGATAGCATCCGGAACATCCCAAAGCACCAAGTGCTTACGTTCCATGTGTACGTTGGGAACGCCGTATTTAGTTTCTGCCTGTTTGCTGGTTACCATGGTTCTTTTTTTATAAGGGCATAAGGCTGGCTTATGCCCTTAGGATTGTTTTAGGCTGCGTTATCTTGCATTAATACCGCAACGCCTTCAAAGTTTTTGCGTTTGGCACGCCCACCCATCCTTACCAAGAAGGAGTAGATGTCGCCGTACCAAGTGGGGTCTTTCAAACGCTCGAAAGCTTCGGTAGTACCTATGGCTTTTTCAAGCATGTTCTTGTTCCAGAACAAGCACCCTTCGGTATCGGTGGCAGCGGCTACCGATCCAAAAGCCTTAAAGCTTTTATCGGCGCCCAAATGGTAAATGCTGGAGCGTATCATCAAGTTCCATCCTTGTACCTTGTAGATGATGCCCATGCGGCGTTCAGCTTCCGAGGCCGCATTCATGTAATGCGCCGTAATGGCACTTTCAGCAGGAAACATTTGTACTGCAGCTTCGGGGGTTAACAAGCCATACATTTGCCCTTCTTGCCATGCCTTGGCATATACAAAGAAGTTGCGCACGCGTTGCAAATCGTTTAAGCGGTAGGCTTTACGGTTGCCGGTTGCGCCTGCCAATGCCGGGGCTACCAAGGTGGTGCTATCGGTGGCTAAAATGTTGCCAAGCGGCAAGGTATTGTTGGTGCCAACGGGCGAAACCACAAAGTTGGTAAGCATGCCCTCGGCCACTTCTTCAGATAGGTTTTTGATGTCCTGGTCTAGTACCGAACGGCGTTTATCATACGAAAGCTCTACCGTATCGGCATGTTTGATGTGCACGGGGTCGGTGGTGTACTCGTCTATTTGGTACAGCACTTGGGTGTCGGTTCTTTGCGCAACAACGGCCGGTAAGGTGGTTCTGTTCTTAACTACGTTACTGGGCGCGCCTGCTTGTGGTATGTGCACAATCTTGCCCGCAAGGATGTTGTCTTGCGATACATCGGACACGTGGTTTAAGAAGGAGTTGTCCTGTAGCAGTTTTTCCTGAATGGTCTTTTGCCATATCTCGATTTGCAGTTCTGCCATGGCGAGGCCTTTTGGCAAATTAACGAACGATAACAGCGTACCTGTTACAAACGCCAAGGGAATGGCGGCCGCCAATACACCAACGGAGGGGCCAACGAATAGGGACAACACTATAAATAATGCGATTACATTATATAATAGACTTGATAGTTTTAGGTTTTTCATGATTTTGATTTATTTGTTTTTGGTTTATAGATGGTTTGGGGTTACTACTCTTTTTGGAATTCCTTTTTAAAGCGCGCATCGTAATACGCCTTGTGGTCGCGTTTTAACGAAAGCAACAGCCCTTCTTTGTCCAGTTCGTCCCACGTTTTTTTGTCGTAGGCGGCCAACACGGTTTCCTCGGTTTGCAGGTTTGCGGCAATGGGTTTGCGCTTGGGCAGGCCTTTAAGGAACTTAAGGCCATTCTCTGGCTTATCGGCTGCCAGTTCAATTAAAGCAGCATCGGCGGTGGCATCCAAGCGGCCGTCTTTCAATGCCAGTTCGCGTTCGGTATCAAACTCGGCTTTTAATTTTGTAGCCTGTTCCGCTTCTAGGGCTTCAAGCTTCAGTTTGTATTCGTCGCGCTTGCTGGTGGCTTCGGTTAGCTTTACTTCCACTTCCTTTATGGCCTGTAGTATCGCGGCATCATCGGCATCATCAGCTAGTTGCAGGTAATCTGTTAATAATTTCATAGTATCGTTTTTAAATGGTTTTTGTGGTTCAAGTGCCGAGAGGCATAGCTCTTGTATTTCGGCATCCGAAAGGTCGGTGCCTTCATCATCGCAAAGGGCAATGGTGTTGCCGTTAGAGCCTACGGGCACGATGGATATTTCACGAAGTTCGCTGCTTACAAGGGTTAGCTTGTCTTCTATCATTTTAAAGGCAGCTTTACCGCCTATCAACCCCAGTTTTAAGGAACTGCCCTTTATGGTGCCGTTCTCAACCTTTCTAACTACCTCAAGGCCTTCTTGGTCTTGGGTGTCGAATTGAGGGTGGCCTTTTAAAATGTCGTTCTCTACATGCAGGTTTACCCAAGTGCCCAGCACGTCCTTGGTTTTGTTGCTGTGGTCTTTTAGGCAGATGGGATTTTTTAAAAACCGCTCCAGTACGATGCCTTTGGTGTCCACATGAAAACCGTGGGTATTCTTAACCGAGGGATCGTTCAATATAAAGGGGATTTTTTTGGCCATGGTGTGTTTATTGTTTGGCAAAGTTGCATAAACATTTCTCTTTAAAAAAAAGCAATGTATATGATATATAGTATTTTACGGTATGATACCTAAAGTATCAATATAACATAAATAGTGTTTTTTTATTACGGGGCATCTTTAGCGACTTTTGCTATAAATAACTCATACAATGGCACGATTAACGGCAGATACCAAACTAAAAAAGCAGGAACTTTTACACCTTTATTATGTAGATAGGGGCATTGTGGACATTGATGAACTGGTGCGCAAGGTAGGCGGAACCGCCAAGACCATTAGGACGTGGATCAAGGATTTGAAGCTGGACAAGTACAAGAAAAACTTGATCCTTACCCGAAGCGAGCAATTGCGCCTTATGATGGAAGAACTGGAGCAAATAAACAACTCTATAAAACAGCAACCCGAGGGGCAACGCTTTGCCGATTTTAAACTGGCACAAGTGCGCCGCCAACTTATAAAGGACATCAAAGACCTGGAAACAAAAGCACTGGTGTCCGAACACGTAAACTCACTAACGGCCTTCATCGATTTTGCCAAAAAACAAAACACGGACGATGCGCTTTTAATTGGCAACTACGCCAACCAATTCATTAAAACCATTTTAAATTGATGCTTGGCAAAATTAAACATACCCGCGACGACAAGGTTGCTTTCGACTTTTGGAACGATTACTATGATAACCTCCAGAGCGCAAGCGATGTTGACCTGTTTGAAAGCGACGAGGCCATTAAAGCAAGGCGCACCGCACTGGAAGCCGATTTTGAGAAGTGGAAAAAGCACTATTTTGAAAAGTACTGCACCTCGGATGCGCCCCACTTCCATATCGCTTCTTCAAAACGGGTATTGAACAATCCGGAATGGATAGAAGTGCGCAACTGGTGCCGCGAAATGAGCAAAACAGGTTTAACCATGATGGAGCTTATCTATCTGCATTTAACCGGCAAGAAGAAGTTTACCTTCATGATTTCAAGCACCAAGGAAGCCGCCGTGCGCATCCTGCGCCCTTACAAACTTACCTTCGAGCGCAACCGCCGCATCATCCACGACTACGGCGTACAGGAAACCTTTGGCAACTGGAGCGAGGAAAGCTTCATGCTGCAAAGCGGCGGCATGTTTTTGGCACTTGGCGCGCGCCAAAGCCCCCGTGGTGCCAGGAACGAAGAGTTTAGGCCGGATAGCGCCGTGTTTGATGATTTTGATACCGATGAGGATTGCCGCAACCCCGATATTATAGACAAGAAGTGGGAATGGGTAGAACAGGCCGTTTATGGCGCGCGCTCCATTTCAAACCCCTTTTTGGCCATTTGGAACGGTAACATTATTGCCGATTATTGCTGCATCAAAAAAGCAAGCGAGTTTGCCGATAAAACTACCGTGGTAAACATTCGCGACGAGAACGGCAAAAGCTCATGGGCAAAAAATTCCGAAGAGCATATAGACAGGGTACTCTCTAAAATGAGCGCCGCCTCTGCCCAGAAGGAATATTTCAACAACCCGGTCGTACTCGGCAAGGTGTTCAAAAAGCTTCATTATGGCAAAATGCAGCCGCTTAAAAATTACAAGTTCCTAATTGGCTATACAGACCCCTCCTATAAAAAAAATGCAGATTACAAGGCCACGGCTCTTATTGGCAAGTATAAAGACGAATACCACGTACTATGGGTGCGGTGCCGGCAAACCACCACACGCCAAATGATAGATTGGCAGTTTGAGCTGTTGGACTTTGTAAACGATAAATCGGCTACCTATTTAATAATCGAGTGGCCATGGATTGACGATACCATTAAGCGCGAAATAAAACAGGCCAACAAACGGCACAACAAAACGCTTAACCTAAAGGCCGATGAGCGCGACAAGCCCGATAAGTTTTACCGCATTGAGAGCAATTTAGAGCCATTGAACAGCAACGGCAAGCTTATTTTCAACGAAGCCTTTAAGGATACCGAGGACATGAAAGCGATGGAGTTCCAGTTCTTGGGCCTCTCGGCAAAAAGCCGCATCAACGACGATGGCCCCGATGCCGTTGAAGGTGCCGTATTCTGCATAAACCACAAAAACAAACAAAACGTGGCACCGCCACAAACACACAGCAAACCAACAAACAAAAAACGATACTAATGATGCCCTATTTACCTATTAGCGAACTAAAAACCCACGCCCGGGAAAGCGAAATTGAAGCCATTATTGAAGGCGACGAAACTATTGCCCTTGCCTGTATAGACATGGCCATAGAGTTTGCCACCAGCAAGCTTATGAAGCACTACGACACAGCGGCCATTTTTGCCAAAACAGGGCAGGAACGCAACCCGCTTTTGCTCAAAATAATAAAGGACATAGCCATTTGGGAACTCATTGGGCTGGCAAACCCGAGCATTGACTATGAAGATAAGAAGTTCCGGTACCAGCAGGCCGTTGATTGGCTTACGGCGGTGTATAAAGGCATGCCGGCATCGCTGCCAAAAATTGAGGAAGCCCCGGAAAGCGATAAGGCTTCCAGCTTCAGTTACCATTCCAACCCCAAACGCACAAACCACTATTAAACCATGGCAAAACAAGAACCCAAAAAAGCAATCAACATAAGCAACGTATTAGTGCTTACGCCACCGCGTGCCAGCGCCGTTGGTATTGACAATTGGCAAACATTGATGAACACCGCCTACCGTGGGCGTAGGGCGGCGTACTACGATTTGATTGATAACCTGCTTAACGATCTGGTACTTTCCGATGCGGTAGATAAACGCATACGCGCCATTACCAACAGCGAGATCCTTTTCCAAAAGGATAAAAAGGAAGTGGAAGCGATGAAGGAGTTTATCGATACCCCCGAGTTTGAAGAACTGGTTATCGAGTTTATGAAAACCAAGTTTTACGGCAAAACGGTTATCGAGCTCAATTGGGTTGATGGCAAGTTCAAGCCCTTCAACATCCCAAGGCAGCACTTGAACACCGAAACCAAGACCATCCTTAAAAACCGTTTTGATGATGATGGCTGGAGTTATGTAGATAACGATTGGATTATTAACTTGGGCAAGGATACCGATTTAGGCCTGTTCAACAAAACAGCGCCCTTTGTGATATTCAAACGAAATGGCGGTGCCGATTATGCGCAATATTGCGAAATATACGGCATCCCCCAAATGGTGGGGCTGTACGACCCCGATGATGAAAACGGGCGCATTGAAATGGAAGAGGCCTTTAAGAACCGCGGTTCTGGGGGCAGCATAACCATGAGCAAAAACGGCGATGTGAAAACCCTGGGCGAAAGTGCCAGTGGAAACGTAACCATACACGATACCTTTTTAAAATGGTGCGACGAACAGATACTTATTGGCATAAACAGCCAGACCATGACCACCAAAGAAGGCGGCAGTTATGCCCAAGCCTACGTGCATGGCGAGACCGAGGACGACCTGAACCAAGCCGATAGGCGGTACATACAGCGCCTGTTGAACACCGAGCTGCTACCACGCTTGGAAAAACGGGGCTACCCCGTAAAGGGCGGTAACTTTGTGTTTGCCGAACGGGGCGAAAAACTAACCAAGGAAAAACAGCTTACCATTGCCGAAAAGGTAAACAGCCTTACAAACAGCGGCGTAGATGAAGCTTACTTTTTTGAAACCTTTAATTTGCCCAAAGGCAAGGGCAAGGTGCAAGACCCCACAGAACCGCTGCCACCCAATGCCAAAAAAGAGGAAGGCGACCAGGGCGAAGAACCCAAGGGCAAAAAGAAAAAAGACCCCGAAAAGGTAAGCGCCAAAGAGCTCTCGTTATTCAACAGGTTCAAGGATTTTTTTTTAAACGCTCCTCAATAGAATTAAACCGCTATGAGGAGCTTGATTGGCAAGCTTTAGAACAGGAGTACCACCCGTGTTGCGCCATCAATTTAAGCGAAGGCAACCCGCCCGATTGGGCAGACCTGCTTGCCGATGATTGGTTGAACAGCCTAAAGGATGTTTACAAAAACAAGAACATCCCCAAAAACAAGATAGTTGAAAGCATTGTTGAAAAACAGGCAGTTGCCTTTAGCAATGCCATTGATGATGTGTTTGCCGTGGAATGGGACACGCCCGATTATGTGATTCGCGAAAAGCTGAAACAGAACGTCTGGAACTTTTCATCGGCAAAAAATTACAACGACTTAATAAGGCTTAATAATTTACTGCTGGACGGCACCGGGGCGTTGCGCACCTGGAACGACTTTAAACGCGAAGCCCAAGCCGTTGTGGGCACATCGGTACGCCATTTAAAAACAGAGTACAACACCATTGTTGCCAGCACGCAAATGGCGCGCCTGTGGGGCGAAATACAGCGCGACAAGCACATTTTCCCGTTTATACAGTTTGTGGTGGTTAAGGACGACCATACAAGCGATATCTGCGCGCCCTTGCACAACGTTATCGTTCGGGTTGACGACCCGATGCTGTTGGTGTTTTTCCCACCAAACCACTTTAATTGCCGTACTACGGTTAAAAAGCTTCGGCGTGGCGTACCGACCCAGAATTTTAGTGTGCCCGATATTCCGGAAGCCTTTAGGAACAACCCCGCCATAACCGGCAAGATTTTTACCGATACCAACAGCTACATAGCCAATACGCCTAATGCTGTGCTAATAACCACTAAACAACTATTTTATGACAATAAATTTAACAAAAGATATGAAGGCATAATCTTTACAAAAGTGCCTATTCAAGGCTCTGGGCAACTTGAAGTGTTTACAAATGGTAAACAAAACAAAGTGGAGTTTGCTAAAAATAAATCTGCTTTAACAGTTTTAGCTGAAGATGGCATGAAGTATAGAATGTTACCAATAATAAACGACGGCTTATCAAATCCCGATGCTTTCAATATACTATTAAATCATTTTGTCGATGTTAAGGTTGTAACAACGGAGAACGGCAAATCCGCACTCCAAAATGGTTTAAAAGAGGCGAGCAAACAACGCGCATCTGAATTAATTCTACGTTTAACAAAAGAACCCAAAAGCTATAGGGATATGTATCGGGTGTTGATTGAATCTATCACAAAAAACAGAAATAAGAATGTTCACTTTATTACAACCATTCTCCCTAATAATAGTATTAGACAATATGATTTACAATTAATTAAAAAACGGTTAAAAGACAAAGGCAAAACAAACATTTAAAAAACATTCGTTTTGCCTTTGCTGGGGTCGAGGCTTATAGGACTCTCGAAGTTCCGTCCCTAACCGAGAGTACAAATATACAAAATTTAAACAATATTTAAAACCTTTTTAAATGGCCAAACGTATAGCCAATTTATTTAACCAGCAAGTAAAGCAAAAGCTAGCCCAGACCTTACGGGATTTGCCCGCTATTCTGGGCGAAGAGGCCGTTAACTTTTCATTGCAAAGCTTCGAGCAGGAAGCGTGGAGTGGCTTTAGCCAAGAGGTTTGGCAAAAGCGCAAGAACCCCACCAAATGGGGCAAAAAGGACGATGCTGGCAGGGCGGTGCTGGTAAAAACGGGCAGGGGCAAGCGCAGCATACGGGTAGGGCGCATTATGGAAAACAAGGCGTTCATAGTGGCAGGCGGTGCCGAAGCGCCCTATATGCGGGCGCACAACTTTGGCTTTCGTGGGCAAGTGGTGCAGCAGGTGCAGCCCTTTACGCGCAAAATGCAGGACGGCAGCACCCAGAACGTAAAGGCCTTTACCCGGACCATTAACCAGAACCTGCCCAAACGTATGTTTATTGGTGGGGCAAAACAATCGCCCTATTTAAAGGCACGCCTTAAACGCGTGGCCGTACAGGAACTGAGATATGTATTTAGAAAATAAAACTATGGAAGCACTATACCAACAACTTTTAACGCTTTTAAGCGACATACCCGAACTTAAATGGATAGACCTAAACGTAGGCCAGCTAAACGATGAAAACCCGCCCGTGGCCTTCCCCTGCGCCCTTATAGATATTGAAATGCCCCAGTGCACCGATATTGAAACCACCATGCAGCAAGTTGCGGGCACCTTCAAGATTACCCTGGCATTTAAGGCATACGGCGAAACCAACAACAAAACCGAAACCACCATGCGCAGCAACGCCCTGGCCTATTTTAAAACCACCAATTTGGTGTACAGAAAGTTACAGGGTTTTGGCAACGAAAACTTTTACCCCTTTAGCCGTACCGCCCAAAACCCCGAAAACCTTAGACCAGGCTTAAAAGTAGTTGCGATGCGCTTTGAAACCTCGTGGCATGATTATAGTGCCAGTTAAGGTAGGGGTACGAGGCCTTTAATTTGGCAATGGTAACCTTGTTGCTTGCAAAATTATTGATGGTGTCGCTGTTTTGCGCCACGATACTGGTAATGGTGGCCTCCTTAATGTTGAATTCCTGCTCGAGGTTGCTTACGCACCTTTCAAACTTTAGGCTTAACAGGTTGCTGTAAAAATAAAACCGTGCAAGAAGCTTGAGGTTGCGCTCCTGTATGCATGTTTTGTCCCTGCCTTTACTCATGCTACAAATATAAAAAATTTGTGCAATAAAAAACCCCTCGGATGTGAGGGGTTTTTGGGTTGTTTAATTTAGTTTATTTATCCCATTGAAGTCCTTCGGTTGTAAAGTTTAAAACTTGGCGCCCTTCATTATAAAAATGTGCTTCAATTTTTATCTTTTTTGCTTTTTTTATTTTACTTATAAGCTTTGCTGATTGATATGGAAAAATAATATCGCTGCTGCCATCAGCAGCCGTATTGAAACCATACTTTTCTAAATCATCTTCATCAAATTTAACCCTTATATATTCCGAATCATCGTAATTTGACATAAACTGACCTTTTTCAATCCTAAGAACCACGCTGTTTTTGCCATCCATGTTTCTAATGGTTAAAATACCGGCAGAACCGCCGCCATAAGGAAATTCAAAATATAATTTGTTATCGGAGAGTATAGAAGCAAAATACCTAGTTTTGTTATCCATTTCATCAGTGCTTTGGCTATATTCCCATAGATAGGTTGGTTCTTCGGGTTCTACTGGCTTTTCCTCCACATTGGTAATTTCATTTTTCTTTTGTTCAACCGGGTTGTCGTCGCTATCCGATGTAGTTGAAAACATGGCAGTTATTACGCCAATTGTAAGTAAAAACAATACAATGCCTATAATTATAAAGGCAAAAATTTTAATGATTTTCATAATTAATTATTTATACGGTTAGTTAATATGCTTAAAAATTTAAGACTATGTAAATGTAATCTTTTTAGTATTATATGTAGATTAATGTATAATTTTAATTATATGGTTTTTTTTGGCTTTTTTATAAACTCATAGAATTTACACAGGGCATTTTCATACCTGCTCTTTGCGGAACTGTTCTCAAAAGAGGAAGTACTTAAACCGAAGAACTCGGCTATGTCGGCATTTGAAAGCTTTAATTCTTTTTTTAATTTAGTGATATCCATTAAGCTATTTTTTTTGATTGCACATAGTTGAAAGCTTCATTTTCATTAGGGAAGTCCTTTCTCATGTTGAAGCCTTCAATTTTAACCCAACCGTCTGAGTAAACCCTAAACGTTAGTTCCTCGCCGTCTTTGGTTTTTAAGTTTCCTTCTGTTGTTGTTAAAAATATATTTTTCATGATTTATGTTCTGGTTTATTGTTGTACAAATATAAGTATATACTTAGTATTTCGCAACTAAAATACAGGTTATTTTAAGTACATGCTTGTTTTTTTTAGTCTATTATAAAAGTTTTGCCAATCATTTGAAGGTTCATCACTTTTCCGGCGGCTATCCGGCATTTTGCGCCGTTTAGGGTAATGCGCTCTTTACGGGCATAATCGCTTAATGATATGGGCTTAAATTTATCGAGCAAATGGTGCAATATGTGAAGTTCATCGGTGTAGTTTAGTTCACCGTTATTACTGCAGGCAATGAGCCTTTCCATGTGGTTCAGTTTGTGAAGTGTGGTTATACCTTAGTTGGCAACAAGCGCACAATCGTTTCGCAAGTATTACGTGTTAGAGTGCGCCAGTTGCTAACACGTAATATAAAAAATTGCTTAGGTCAGTTCTCTTTAATTAAGGTAGTTGCTTAATCGAAGAAAATAAAAAGCTATAACTTCTTTAAATCATTATTTAGTGTTTCTATTACAAATTGGTTGTTACTACTTGCTATTGCGAACAGCTTTTCAATATCGTCATAACTTAAATCTTCCTTTTTAGCATACAATTTTCGTATAGTTGCTAATTGATTTTCGTAAACATCAATACTTTCTTTTATTCTTATTCCTTTGTTTAAAATTTCTAAATCCATACGCTTTTTATTTTAGGTTTATTTATTAATTTTCGTGCTTAATTCAGCAACTTTTCATATTACTATCCGTTATAACTCATTTTGCAAAGTGCAAACCCTATCCTCTAGTTTATCAACTTCTTCCGCTTCAGAAATACCCCAATCTCTTAAGGTATCGTTTGACCTTCTAAGTTCTTCGAGTTTATCCTCGAAATCCCAAAGTATATTTTCTATATCAGAAATAATATCTTTCAAATCATCAATTTCATCTATCTTTTGATAATTTCTTATAAGTTTCATTATTTCGTTTTGTCCTTTAATCAATTTATCAATATCAGGACAAGTGTGTTTTATTGGTTCTCTGTGGTGCTTTCCCATAAAAAACGAGTTATAACAGCAATTACACGCTATTGCTACATTGTGATTAATTTAAACTTTGTTTTGTACCTTTCAATTCCGTGTTAAACTGAAAGATGTTTTTGTGTCTGTACGCAACATCGTGTAGTTGCAAAACGTTAGCAGTAATGCCACGAAACGACATCTCCATTAATGAATGAATCAGAATCAGCCCCAGACCATTGCCATCCCTTAGAATTTGACGAGCTTTTAATTCGCATCACCAGTATTTCTTTGTAAGTGATTTTCAAACCCCCTAAGCATTTCGGCCAATTGCGAGTAAACTTGACATTAGCGACTACCATTTGACCCATTGGGGGCAATAAGGCACTACCGCTAACAATACCTTGTCAAAAGTAGCTTTATAATGTGTTGAAATACAATACTTTGTAAATGTTATACCAAATTAGGTACAACATAGGTACAACATTTCAGAACTTAATTTTTTACCAGTTTTGGACTATCGAAAATAGCCCCTTTTGCTTGATTTTAGCGGTGTTGCTCAATAGTTGATACTTTGGTAGTTCGGAGCAAAAAAAGCGATTGTAGGGCTTGGCAAAGCCTTCTGCAATCATTATTTCATTTAAGCAACTACCATCAGGCAAATATACATAAGCTAATGTTCTGCCATAAGCATCAATTTGGCTCTGCTCCTCCTGGACTAAAGTGATATTTGTTTCGGGTGGTACAACACTAATCATAAATTTTTGAGCCTTTCTTCCAAGCTCCATTAATAACTGCCCTGCAATATGGGTTTCTTTTTCATCTTGTTTCAATTTATTGCACATTCTTAATTCCGGTGCATCAATCCCCAAAAGTCTTATTTCCTCTTCTTGCTTGTTGAATAAATTGGTTACAATTATTCCATCACCATCCACCACTTTGGCAACTTTTAGGTGTGTTTTTATGATTGTCTGTTCTTTTACGTTTAGTTGCATTGTTTTACACTTCTTTAATACTTGATAGTCAATTAGTTATGGCGTAAATTTACATCAAATTTTAGTAATTAAAAACATTTAAAAAAATAGAACTATGGCACGTCAATCAGGACCATTAAAGTACAAAGGTACATTAGGCGATATTCGCCACTTTAAAATCAAAGGTTTACAAGGCCACTTCGCTGGCTTAGTTGGGGGACCAACTGGTGAACAAGTAAAAACTGCACCTGAGTTTGAAAGAACAAGGGAAAACATGAATGAGTTTGGAGGCTGTGCAGCAGCTGGAAAATCAGTTCGTGTTGGATTAGCTCAATTGATGAAACAAATGAGTGACCCGCAGCTTACAGGCCGTTTAACGGCTATCATGAAAAAAATCAACTTGGAGGATTTAACCGAAGCAAGGGGTTACAGAGCCATTTTGATTTCAACACAACAACAGTATTTAAAAGGTTTGAATTTTGATAAGAATGTGAGTTTTGATAGCATTTTCTTTTCTCCTTTCACTCTTACAAATACTCCTGCTCGTGATAGTGCAACTTTAACTGTACCTGCTTTCAATCCAATTAATTTTGTGAATGCTCCTGCTGGTGCAACTCATTTCAGATTGATTAGTGCAATTTCAGTTATTTCGGATTTTGAGTTCAACTCTACTTCTGGAATTTATGAGCCTATTGATCCTTCATTAAATGAGCTTTCAAATGTTGCATATTCAAACTACATTGATTTAGGTGCTCCAGTAGCATTGCCAACCACCATTACAAGTACATTGCCAGGTTCACCTGTGTTGACTGCTGATGTGAGTGTTTTGAATTGCATTGGTATTGAGTTCTATCAACAAGTTGGTGTAAACTACTACTTGTTCAATTCAGGTAATGCGTTGAAAGTACAAGACATTTTCTAATAACTTTACAGGGTTATCGAAAAAAGGAAGCCTCACCAAATCGGTGGGGTTTTTCTTTTTGCATCATTTTTCACTATGATGGCAATCATATTGCCTTTACCCTATCCTTATGGTGGGTTTATGGTCGAAATGAGAACAACAAAGCCCTAAAAGGGCAATGCTGAAAGCTCACGAACACCTGATGGATAGCACCAAACGAAACAGCCACATGGAAGCCGATAAACCTTGATGCCAAAAACTGGCTGATGGGCTAACGATGACCTGCGGATATAACGCTGATAGGCAAAAGTTGAAAGCTGCAAGTGCTGATGGATGACCTGCTGAGAGAAATGGCAACTGCCTAACTGGCTGCCTGCTGAAATACGTGGATGATTTTGCATAATGAAATAATTTATATGCTTCTCTCTGCAAGGGGGATAAAAAAACCAAAAGGAAACGGAATAAATGAAAGCCTTGTGCGGTGGGTCTGTGTTTATGCCGTAGTCTTTTGGTTTTTTTAATGTTGGCTTTGTGCGTCTGCCCCCCTTGCTATTTTTGCATATAAATTTTTTATGGTGCAAAAGCATTTCCCCAGTTTTTGGCAGCCATTACCGCTACCGTTTGAAGTACCGGTGCATCATTGCTCTTTTTACATCTGCTAATAATGCTAATGTTTCGTACATCTGTTTTTCTTTGCGTTCAATCAGCTTCACTTTTTGCACATCGGTAGCAAAAGCCAATTTATTTTTACTGACTTCTTCCGCTTGGGTTTTGATGGTGCTTTTAAAATCATCAATTCGGATGAATGGAATAACAGAACCAACAAGGAACTGATGAAAGTGCTTTGCCTTCCATAATCCAAATGCAAGGGTTTTGTAAAAATCCATTTCATCGGCATTTTTACAAGCTATTACAAAGCAATTTGGACAAGGCTTTTCGAGTGGTTTTCCGCTGTTTAATCCTTTACAGAGAATGAAAACGCTAAAATCGCATACTGGATTTTTTGGGTTGAATGTGTGAATTTTTGGACTGTGCATAATACTTGCTTTTAAAGTTTGTATCTGCTTCTGCCCCTTGCCTGTACTGTGCTTCGCTACGCTTCGCACAACACCAATAAAATTTTTGACAAAGAAAAAAAACAGAAAAAAAAAGAAAGCACTTGCATAGGTGGCGAGGCTTAAAAACCAAAAGGAAACGGAATAAGTCCCGAAGGGTGAAAGGCAAATACCTATTAAAAAATAAATAGATTATTTGCCTTTCATTATGCCGTAGTCTTTTGGTTTTTAAATCAGCGTGGGCTTGTGTGAGCCACCTAATTTTGCTGCACTTTTTATTTTTATTTTTTTCCTTTTGGTTATTTCAAAATGTATTTAGTATTTCAAATTCTAATCAAGAATTGTATTCAGAATGATTGTTGCATTTTTTAATTCTTATAGTGATAAACAAGATGTATTCAGTGCGTTGGATTGGGGCTAACAAGTCGCAGAAAAAAATAAAGCATACCAAAATTTAAGTGCGGTTGGAAAAAGCAAGTGTGGTGATTGAACGGAACGAAACAATTGCTATGGGTATGGAATGGAGCAGCTTTCGGCTACTTATAGCGATGGCTGAACTTTGCTACAATTGCAAACCTTGCAAAGTTGCATTGTGGTATGGCAAGTAGCCGAAGTTGCGGAATGGAATAATGCTTGGGTATTGTGAAGAGAAGTGAATGAGCCACTCTTGCTGTGCGGTGCATCGAGGTGGCTGAAATGAAATGAGAGGTAATGAAGTGGAAGGTAGTGTAGAGATTGGAGCAAAGCGTAATGAACAAAACGCTGAAACGGAATGGACACGAATGAATGAAGCTACCGAATGCACATTGGCAATAAAACAACTTATGCTTTATTTTTTACTGCACCGCTGAAAAGGGTGGTTGGGGTGCGTGGTTTTGGGGGGTGTGGGCTGGCAAGAAATACGGCTTCCATTTTATCAAAATGGCTATGGTATTGGCTATTTAACATAATGTTATTATAGGACTGACTGTGCGTTTGGATGCTTGCATAAGCGTGGCAAGAGGCAGTACTATAATGCCACATTATGTTATTTAGCTTCAGGCAGTTTTTATACTGGCATAAATGGAACGGTGGTGGTGGTTGGAGTGAAATGTCTTTTTGTTTGGGGTGGTGTAATGGCACAGCTCTTTGCTACCGCAATGGAGCTTTAGCGGAATGAGGATAGCAATGTGCTGTATGGGTTGGGAACACCCCACACAAAAAGTATGACAGTTAAAAACTGACTGCAATACCATAGAGTGCTTTGAAGGGTTTGCCTTGTGCAGTTGCAAAGCACTAAGCCGTATTACTGTGCGGTTGGTTCGGGGGGGTATTAATTAAATTCGTGGCATAGCCACACTGATTAATTGCATTAGGGATTGAAGTGGAAATCCTTTTGCTTTTCGCAAAAGATTGTAGCGGAAAGCCCGACCTGAAAGGGAATGCCCTAATAAATCTTATCCTATTTTGGGAGTACCATCACCAACATTTTGTTGTGATGCAGGGGCTTGAGGTTGCACTGAAAGTGAATAAGACCTGCCCCATGAAATACCGTAACGGTTTTCAAATAATTTCACAAAAGGAGTAAGTGTGAAAAAACCATTGATTAAAATATAAACTTCCCAAAGTAAATCTTTCAATTCACCATCTGCTACTGAAAGGGTTAATCCGAAATCTTTAATTTTACCAAACACCAATGGTCTAGAATGAGTAAGGTGGGTATCGTAAGCTGAAAAGAAATCTACTATTGTATTTATTTGTTCATCAGCATTTGCTATGCCGTTGAACATATATGCCTTCAACCAATCAGTAACTAAACGCTTCGATAAATTTTCGCTGTCATCACATAATTCAAGAAGGTGCAAAGAATATTTTTCAATCAAAGGAATGTATGCAGGTAATGCTTCTGGACCTTCTGTTTTAATAATATCCCTTACTTTTTCAAAACCTCTTTTGATACTTCTTGCAGGGACATAACCATATTGAGGGTCGGAAAGTTGAGGGTCAATAGGCCCCAAAGTAGCACTTGGATGAAGTGTAATTGAATTACCTGAAAGTGCCATCATTGTTGCTGCTGAATAGGCAGAATGAGGAACTAAAAAATGAACTTCGGTAAAACGATTACGAAGTATTGAAACAATTCTTTCCGTGGCATCGGGACTACCACCTGGACTGTGTATTAAAACATCTACTGCTGTTTTATCGGTAGGAACTGAATTTACTAAATCAGTGAAACCGTCAATATCTGTAACATCAATTGAAACTGGAGCACCGGGTAAAGCACCTAATGCTTGAGAAACATATACAAGAAGAGGTCTGCCTCTTAATGCCTCTATTTCTTCATAGCATTTTAAACGGAAAGCTATTAAATCAGCAGGAGTTAGTTGAATACCTGAATTTAAAAAGTCAAACCAAGATTGGGTAGAAGTAAATTTAGTGCGTTGTGCCAATTGAATTTAGGTTTAGGTTTCCATTTATTGAAGAACCTGAAGTAGTTTTATAAACTACCTTCTTGCCTAATGCAGCACTTGTTCTCTCGATTATGCTTATGGTTTTTTTATACCGGTCTAAAAATTCAAATGCAGCTTGATTTTTATCAATTACCTCCTTAGAGACAATTTTACCAGTCATGCCAAGTGATTTTGAATTTTCCATATTTTTTTGTTTTGACATAAACTAAAAGTGAAGTGCAATATCTGAAATTGACTGCAAAAGTACAACATATTTTTTAAATATTATCAGACTATATCCTAAAAACAATTGATTTTGCTTATTTGGTTCATGGGATTATGAAACGAAATGTAAGTTCAAAGCGGAATGAATTATTGAGCAGATACCTCTAAAAAGGTCTTTGCCTTTGTCTTTTCTACTGTTTCAGTAATTGTATTTACCTGCTCTGAATTAACTACCTTGAATAATGGGTTGTGAATGATGTTTTCCCAAGTGTTATGTTCCGGTGAAGTAATAACGGTTGGTTCATCAGCAATTAGAAAGAAATTGTTTTTTTTAACATCCTTATTGTACTTGGTAGAAAGCAAAGATATTAAGGCAATGTAATGTGTTATGTCCTTATCCAATGTTTGAACTGACTTGTTGAATGGAATTGATTTTGCACCAACAAAAGCACCATTTAAACCTATGCAATCCATTTCATATTGAAAATACATAGATGGAAGAGTAGCCGAATTTATATTAACCTTTGTATGTATTTTTTTCTCTACTTTTTTGATAAGATTTTTATTGATAGCTGCATAAAACTTATCGTTTGCAGTGTCCTTTACTTTAGGCTCTCTTTCTATATTTTTATCAATTAGTAAAGCAAACAGTTTTAAGAATTTCTCTTCATTGATTACATCATTCAAAAATGATGGCTTTGAGAACCTCAACAACCCATTTGAATAGTTATTTAGATAACTAAAATATTCTGAATTTAAAAGTGAATTGAGAGGGAAAAGTTCAGAATTAGATTTAATGATTTCCTTGTTCAATTTCTGAATATGTAAGTTAATTTGCTTTACAATAAAATCAACTGCATCAGCATTTTCATCCATCAAACGCTTTGAAGCATTCTTTCTTTCCTCCGAAAATTGCAACCAGTATTTACTACCATCGCATACCAATAACCCTATGGACAAACAGTCGTCTGTCATAGTATTTGGTGCTATTTTTATTATGGTATAAAACGTTTGCATTATCTTAATTTGTATTCAAACTCATTGTAAACTAAGCTGTTACGTTCATCGTCAAACAAAAAATCGTACAATTTTGTTTGATTTTCTGCTGTAAAACCCCAACTAGGAGGGATATTTGCGACAATGTTAGCGTATTCTTGCTTACAATTTTCAACGCAAAGGTAAAAATAATCCCTGGTAATTGGTTGCCATTTTTTGTTTTTCTTCTTATACCGCTTCAAACTGGCTCCTAAACTGGACACAAAAATGTTCTCATTTTCAATGGGGCTGAATGTTTCAGGGTCTAAATCACTGTAATTCATTGTGCTGAAAATAAAGGAATGGTCAATTGGAACGATGTTTTGTTTGCCATTAATAGTTTGGAATAGTAGGTTGTGGTTTGTTGGCTTTCTATCGTCATTTTCTACCCAAATATCAAACAAACCTATTTTAAAGAGGATTTCGGGGTTATTGAACTTATCGTAATCTTTCTTCTTGTTGATTTCAAACATTATAGAACTGTCCACAGAGTTGTTTATCCATTGAGAGGCAAATATTTCATTGTTGTAATAATGAGGTCGGTGATTGTTAGAATACTCTGGTAAAAGATGTGCTGGGTCAATTGTTATTAAGGCAATATTGGGAGATGGTACTTCCCAGAGTGTTAGAAAGTAGTGAGCCAATACCTCATTAATAATATCTGTGGCTGGGTTTTTATTCTTACTGTTTTTAGCAACATACATATTGTAATCACTACCAATAACCTTTATTGGGCTATTGCCTGTTGTATGCAACTCCTCTTTTAATGAAGTTGCTGTGATATGTATGATTGGTGCTACTGCCAAAATGCTAAGTTCTATTTAGTTTTTAATAAAATTGCTCACTTTTTTTTACCTACATAAAAATGAACGCTGTCAAGCGGAACAGTTTGTGAAAACGAAATTTGGCAAAGGCAAATTGAAGTGATAAGTATTAATATTTTTTTCATTTTATACCTCCAAAGAATTAGTTACTACATCAAAGTTTGCACCGATGGCTGCAAAGTGTTTTCTGCCACATTTTATTTTGTCTGCTTCTGAATTTCTTAGCTTCTCAAAGTTTTTGGTGCTTTTGGTTTCTCTCACTAAATAGATTGTATCATCATTGTGCTTTACTATTGCCCAATCGGGGTTGTATGTGCCTATTGGGGTTTCTACTTTAAAGAATGATGGTAGTTTTACAAATAGCTTTATATCTTCTCTTTTGTCTAAATCTTCTGCAAACTTTCTTTCTATTTCACTATCATAAATTACTCTATCAAATACTGAATTTTTAACTACTAAACATTGCTCAAAGTAGTCTTTCAATTCTTCTTCTCTGAATAGCTGCATACTCCATTCTGTTTGCCCTGTTGTTAGTTTCTCATACTTTATACCATCAATCATAAGCCTGTGTAATTCTCTGTTTATAATAGCTGCTACTGCATCCATAAACTTTTGAGGATTGATAGCAAACTCGACAATACGATTGCTTTCAGAAAGGATTTTAACCAATGTGGAACGTGTTAATTCTGTTTCCTTTTGTAGGTATGCTAAAATATCTGGTAGATTGCCTGAGTATTCTAATTTTATTTCGTTGGCTTTTGTATTGGTGGTTGTAATACCTTTCTTTTCTACTCCAATAATATCTTCACGGTAAGCAACTTTTACTGGTTCAATTTTTTCCATTTCCTTTATAGTTTTAGTTGCGTTAGCAATTAAAACATCTGTGGAATAATCTACTTGGTAGGTTGTTCTGTGCTTAATTTTATTCCAAAGGTTTTCAAATTCAGGGTCAAGGAAAATCTGTTTATTGATTTTTAAACGCTTGGGTTCTTCGTCTTTTTTGATGTGTCTTTCTAACTGATAGGATTGAAGTACCGTAATAATATCACTTTCTTTTTCTGCAAACTTTTCTGATAAACCTAATGAAAAGCCTTCTTTAGAAGGATTGAATGTATTTTGTATTTTACCGTTGTTATCAATAAAACCTTTGCTTACTAATTCTGCCCAAATATTTTCACTTGATGTTCTGCCTAAGGCAACTTCTTCTTCACCAACTGTTGCTGTAATTTTTGCAAAGGCTATTTTTGGCACTTTACCAAAGGTAACGCCACAATCTTCTTCATATTCCTTTTGTAAGCCATTTGCAAAATCAGCATAGCTTTCTCTTGCTATTACAGTAAGTTTATTTATACTATCGTCTTTTACTCTTTCTCCTTCGCTGTTTACTGGTAAACGCAAGCCTCTACCCAATGTTTGCCTTCTTTCTTTGGTACTGCCTACTTCTCTTAAAACACATATTTGAAACACATTCGGATTATCCCAACCTTCACGAAGTGCAGAGTGGGAGAAGATGAACTTCAATGGCTCGTCCATTGAAAGTAACTGTTCTTTGTTTCGCATGATTTTAGCATAGGTATCATCATCCGCTTGGGTGCTTCCGTTGGTGTCTTTATAAACTCCTTTTTTGTCGGCTGAGAAATATCCATCATGGATCTTATCTACTTGAAAAATAGCTAACTCTTTGTATTGGGGTAATTCTATCAATTCATTATAATGCCTTTCAAACAACTCTGCAAACTTACCTGGTATTGGTTTCCCTTCTTCATCATAGGTTCTGTAATTGGCAACTTTATCTACAAAAAACAAACTCAATACTTTTATACCTCTTCCCTTTAATTGCAGTTCTTTATCTAAGTGTTTTTTGATGGTGTTCTTAATTTGTATTTCAATCAAATCATCTGTAATACCGCCTCTTTCTTGTCCTAAATATAATCTGCCCGAAGTAAAATCAATATACTCATTGCCTGGTTCTGCACTTATGTCTAATACTTCAAAACCATTTTGATAGGCTGCTCTTTCATTGGATAGTGCAAATAAATCAGCATTTTGCTTTACCCACATTTCTGTTTCGTTTACTGCACCAATGCCTTGTACTTGAATACGGATTTTAGCTTTTATACCTGCCTTGTTGTTTACCTCTAATAGCTTCACATAAGCATCGTTTTGAGCATTTGCACCTACTACTGAGGCTACTACTATTTGCTTAACCAAACGAAGCTCATAAGCCCTAATAGGGTCTAGTTTATAAATGAGATTGTAAGGGTTTTTATGCGTAGCAGAAAAACGGAATATGCAAATTGGGTTTAATGATTTTATGGCTTCTTGTGCTTTACTTGTATTATCAACACTTTGGGGTTCGTCTATTAATACAAATGGTCTAACTGAATTAATAAATTCTTTTGGACTAAAGCCATTTAATTGATTACGTTCTTGGTTGAAAATATTGGTGTCTTTGTTAAAAGCATCAATATTGATTATCATTATTTGCAACTGGTTACTGGTGGCGAACTGCCTTAGGCGGTTTGCTTTTTTACTGTCGTACACAAAATATTCAAATTCAATATTGTTGTATAATGCCTTAAAGTGGACTGCTGTTATTTCTATATTCTTTACTGTACCTTCTCTGATGGCTACACTTGGAACAACTATAATGAATTTTTTGAAGCCAAATTTTTGGCTGAGTTCAAAAATGGTGCGAAGATACACATAAGTTTTGCCTGTGCCTGTTTCCATTTCAACTGAAAAGTTGAAACCGTTCTTTTTAAATTCCTGTTCGGGTGTGGCATCTAAATCATTTTCCTCTTGTATAGCATGTAGGTTTTTTAGCAATGTTTCTTCATTAATGGTAAGGTTGTTACCAATACCAAGTTCTGATTGAAAGATGCTACTTTGCCCTTGCTGATTACTTGCATTTATTTCTACTGTATAATCGGATTGATTTAATGGCTGCCCATCAAATAAATTTACAAAGCTGTGAACTGCTTGCAACTGAAACGGCTGTGTACTGTCGAATTTTAATTTCATAATACTATACCGTTCTAAAGTTTACAACTCCTTTGCTTTTCATTATTTGAACTGCATTGGTTTTTAGTGCATCTGCATTTTCACCTTTAAATGCTTCGTCTAAGCAAATAACTCTGGTAGGCTGTAACTCTGCCATTGCTTTAAGACAATCGTGTGTTAATTCCTTTTCTAAACAAATAAGCAATTGCCCTTCGGCAATACTGAAAACAGTTAACCCTGCAAGGGTTAATTTTTCTATTGGTGTGGTAAGTTCAAAACCTGATTTTAGCAATAACTCGTAGAGTATTGCTTCTTGCTCTGCTTCGGGTGAAATATGCTGTATGTGTTCAAATAATTTTGCTTGAATTAATTCAGGCTCTTTTTCTAATGTAGCATCCCAAATTTTGAAATTGGATTTTGAAAGTTTTACAACTTTCACTCCAAGGTCAATTTGTTTTTTATTTGATGCCCCAAAAATAGTTTGAGAAGCAACTTTATTTTTAGTTTCAATTTGTTCTTTTAGGCTAGCAGATGCTTTTCTTATTCTCGCTTTTGTTATATCAGAAACTAATTGATAACCTGCCTTAAAAGCTTCACTTTTTTCATCATTTTTCTCGGGTAACTGAACACAAATAAATTTCCTATTGCCATCGTCCTCAAAGTTTAATTCATACACAGCTTGAGCAGTTGTTCCCGAACCTGCAAATATGTCTAACACTATATCGTCCTTGCCAATATTTGCAATTAAACTTAGTTTCTTAATAAGCTTAACTGGCTTTAAAGTCTCGAAAATAGTGCGACCATCATCACCAAATAATTTTATAAAATCCTTTTTAGCTTCATCCGTATGGCCATACTCTTTATACGATAATAATGAAGATGGAACTCTGCCTTGCTTGACTTCACTTAAAAATTGTTTTGAACTTGGAAAACTATCATTGTTTTTGCCAAATGATATTCTATTTTCAGAAAGCATTTGTTTCATTGTTTCCTCTGAAAAAGCCCAATGCTTGCCACTCGGTACATTATATTCTTTGCCATTGTGAGGATTACGTACAATATAATACCCTCCCTTTCTTTCGCCAGCAGCCACCAAATCACCTGACTTCCAAGGCCCCCTTGGGTCATTATCTGGATTAGAATATCTATTATTCATTTCTTCTGTACGTGGCAATAAACCAACCTTGAACTCTGCGTTATTTTTACTGTAGATTAAAACATATTCGTAATCATTAGACAATAATTTCGCTTGATTTTTTGGGCTATATACTTTTTGCCAACCAGCCTGAGAAACAAAGTTTTCTTCACCAAATATTTCATTACATAATAAACGTAAATTATGAATTTCGTTATCATCAATAGAAATAAAGATAGCTCCATCCTCCTTCAATAGATTTTTTGCTAGAAACAAACGTGGGTACATCATATTCATCCACTTACTATGATACCTACCATCAGTATCCGTATTAGTACCGAACTTTTTACCATCTGCATCTACTTGCCCCGTATATTCTAAATAGGTATCAAGACTTTCTGAATAATTATCAGGATAAACAAAATCTTTACCTGTGTTATATGGCGGGTCGAAATACATGAACTTAATTTTACCTAAATAGCTTTTTTGCAATAGCTTCAATACTTCCAAATTATCGCCTTCAATAAATAAATTTTGAGTGGTGTCAAAATCTATACTTTCTTCTCTTGCAGGAATAAGTGTTGCTATGCTTGGCTGCTGGATGGTTTTAAAACAATCGGCTTTTCCAGGCCAATTCATTCCATAGCGTTCTTTGCCTGTATCTATTGCCTTACCTAATGTAAGTTTGAGTTTTTCCCAATCTACTTTTAGCCCTTCGGTAAATGCCTCGGGGAAAAGTTGTTTTAACTTTTGCAGTTGATCCTCTGTAATATTCATTGAGGTAAGTTCTTGTTTTTGTATTTCTGCCATTTTCTTTTACTATTTTTATTTAGGGTCAACTAATGGATAAAGTTTAATTGAACCTGATTTTGTTTCCCAATATGAACCCGAACTATCCTTGTCGGGTAATGCTCCTGTTTCTGCACAAATTAATAATTCGGCAAATTCAACCGTTGCATTTCCAAATTCAATTACATCATCGTCACTTACTAACTGCCCATCAAAATTAAAATGTGCTCCTACTTGGTTGCGAACTGCTTTAAGTTGTTTCAATTTATCTATTACAGTCACTAATGGAATATCATTAGACAATACAGAGTATTTGCCATCTTCGTCTTTTGTGAAATGTTCTACTCTAAAAACCTTTAGCAATTCTTTAGATAAGCCTGTAAGTAATTCGTGAAGTTGATAATCTGCTTTTGGCTTACGTGGTAAACGTGATGAATATTTTAGTGTAATGTAGTCCAAAATATTTTCAAGCATTCTACCTGCTGTACCTGCAATATTTTCTCTATGAAAATCTTTTTCATCTGCCAATAATTGCTTTAACTCTGCTAAAATAATTTTGCTATTGAAAACACGAATACCGTTTTCTTTTGTCCAGTTGCGAAGTTCCATGAATTGAACATTACCTGCTGGTGCTCTATTGTTGCGGTATCTTTCTCTCCAAGGTCTGTAATGTGTGGTAATAATTATTTGCCCAAAGTGTTTTTCTTCATCATGCAATAAATCAATAAACCTGTCTAAATGTTTATCATCAACTGACATTACCACATCATCTAAAACAAGGATAGTGTCGCCTGTGCTATATTTTTTTGCCAATGCTAAAAATATGCAAATGCCCAACGTATCTAAATGGCTTTCGCTGTAAACAGATTGTGGTGTAATGCCTTCCTCTGTATGAAAATTGGCTTGTAATTCTAAAGATGTTTTGAATTTTGGATTAAGAAATAGTTTTATACCTCCTAAGCCTTCTTTTGGGTGTATTCTTTGATACATCTGTTCTACTTCACCCGATATAGATAGTAATTCGTTATCGTAGTAATCTTTGCGTTCCTTCTCCACTATAACCAATGCTTTAGCAGTAGCAATGGAAAGTTTGCCTAATTTTTCTGATTTTGTGAGTTGAAGGGTAATTGTATCAAATTGTGTCTTTATAAAGTTGTGTTGCTCTATTGCTTTTGACTTTAGTTTTTCAGCATTTTCAATTCTAACAAACAAGGCAGTTAATGGTGCGATATTAGCAGTAAAACAAGTATAGTTAGCACTAATATCATTGCCAATTGTATCAACAAAAGGTGCAATATCTGGTACATCTGTTTTGTACTTAGCTATTGAATTTTTATACTTAATCAAAAGCCCACTAAATGTTTCAACTGCTTTGTTCTGAATTGCAATATTTTTATCGTTTACCTTTTTTGTATCTTCTACTAACTTGGCTGCTTTGCCTAATGCATCCATTGAAGTAATTTGCTTATTTAAAGAAGTAAGCACTTCGGTTTTATCAATATCGTTTGAACAAACAGGGCAATTTGTAATAGGGTCTTTTGCTGCAATATAGTTTTTGGCTTGTTGTAATAAAGTAAACAGCGAAGCATTGTTATTAATGCTCTCAGCTTGTAATTTCTTTAATGCCTCCGTTGCATTGTTAAATGCCGTTTGTGATGCCTTTACTACACCTATTGAACCTAATATTTCTTTGTACTTATTATCAATTGCCCTCCATTCATTCGTTAATAATCTTAGTGTATTGAGTGCAATTTTATCTTTACTCAAATCCATTTCGGCTTGTGCTTTTGCCCACAATAACATATCGCCTTGTGGCTTGCCCTCTTTAATCCATGCTTGTTCTAAAGTATCTTTAGCACTTGCAAGTACACGAACTGAATTTTCTAATTCATTATCAACATCTCTGCTTGTTTTTCTTAACTCTTCCTCTGCTGCATAAATGCCTGAAACATCAATATAGTCCTTCAATGAATTATACCTTTCAGAAGGTTTTAAATTCATTATGTTGATGATTTGGCTTCTACGTAAAAACCGCAATGGTGGTAAACCAGTTGATGGTGTTTTGGTAAAATCTTTGGCTGTACCGGCCAATGATGCTGAATAAGTTCCAATATCTGTGCTTAGTGTTATTTTAGTTTCTCCAGTGCCTGTACCTAATGATTTAATAAACTGTGGATCAATTGAAGATTTATCGTCTAATGAGCCTCTATTCTCTGTAAGTAAGCAAATGAAAGCATCTGCAATAGTTGATTTGCCATTACCATTTTCAGCAAAAATCATAGTGATTTTCTTTGAAGGGTCAAAGTCAATTGTTACGGGCTTGGTAGCACCTCTAAAAGAGGATATGTAGAGGTTATTTAGCTTCATCTGTATCAATTGTTTTTGTAACAGGTTTATTTAAAACTTCCTCAAATGCTAATTTCCAATCCACATCTTTTAAAGTACCCTTTGCCAATTTAATCACCAATTGAGTTTCAGTATCATTGATTAAGCCAGCCGCTTTCAATTTATCGTCAATTATTTTAGCTAATTCTGCGTTGCTCTTGCTCATATCGTTGATTAAATAAGTTTCCATTTAATTAAAAACAAAGGTTCTTCATTCAAATTTTGCTGTAATCTTTGCTCAATCTGGTCTATTAACTTGTCTTTGTTTTGTTCTATTTCTTTTGCTGCACCATCATATTCTTTCCATGCAGTATCTCTTTCGTTTTCTAACTTCTTACGTTGTTTTTCGAGTTTTAATTTATCAGGCAAATTGGGTGCTAATCGTGATTGCTTCTTTACTTCCTTAATTTCAAAATCCAAATCTTTAAGGGTTACTTTTAAGGAGTTTCTGCGGTCTTCACCCCAATGGTCTAATTTTTCTAATTCGTTTTCAAAATAAACAGCATTGCGTTGTCCAATTTCATCTAAGGTGCTTAAACGATGTGTACGAATTTGCTCTGCTAATTTTAGAGAAACGCTTAATGGAACTGCTATTGCTGAATTATTGACGGTAGCTGGAATTGAAAAGAACCTTTCGCATTGGTGCTTATCTAATAAAGCTCCATTATCGGTGATACCACACAATTGGATAAACTCTTCTAATTCAAAAGATGTAATACTTAATACATTGCCCATCATATAACCCGATTGTCCAACAAAACCTTCAATGGCTGCAATGTTTTTAACTGTATTGGTATAATCGAAAACAAGCTCAATTTCTTCCAATTTAGTAGCCTTGCAGGTATCAATTATTTTTTGAGCCAAAGGATGTCCAATTCGGTAAACATTAGCATCGTCTATATTTTTACCAATACGATAAGGACCAGGATGTATTTTAACTTCGGGGAATGGATTGTTTAATAAACGAAATGAATGTTCATCAACAGAAAACTCAGCATTGGTGGCTAAAAAATATTGTGTAATGTCCCAAAGCCATGTTTCGTATTTTGAAAGATACTCTTTACTCTCTTGTAGGTTTATGCGTAATTTTTCGTGTACTTCTTCATCAAAGTTTTCTAATAAGTTTTTTCGGGTCTTTTTAAATTCATCTTCTATACTGTCTTTTAGTTCGCTTTTTAATACATCGAAAGCCTGATTTATTTCTGCAACGGTTCTGCAATTTTGATATATTTCTGCTATTCTTTTTTCAAAATCAACACCGTTTTCTATATTACCTAATACTTCATCACTCGCACCAAAAACACCATTGAATAATTGGAATTTATCACGAAGCAACTCATAAACTCTTTGGTCTGCTGCATTTGCTTTGTTTAAGAAATTTATAACTACAACATCATATTTTTGACCATAGCGGTGACATCTACCAATTCTTTGTTCAATACGTTGGGGGTTCCAAGGCATATCGTAATTGATAATCATAGAACAGAACTGCAAATTGATACCCTCTGCTGCTGCTTCGGTGGCAATCATTATAGTTGCTTCTTCTCTAAAATAGTCAACTAATGCAGCTCTCATATCAGCACTTCTTGAACCTGTTGCTCTGTCTGTGTTTTTGTATTTAGCTGCCCAAGCTGAATAAATTTCTCTTGATTTAGGGTCTGTATTTGAACCGTTGAACAAAACCACTTTACCTGCATAGCCTCTGGCTTCTAAAATATTGCGGAGGTATAATTGAGTTCTTGTGCTTTCTGTAAATATGATTGCTTTTTGGGGTGCTTCTAATCTTACCATTTCTTTAAAACCCTTTTCAAGGGCTGTAAAGAGTTTTTCTCCTTTAGAATTTTTGGTAATGGACTTTGCTAAGGTTTCAAATTCCTTTAATGATTGTATTTCGGATTTTATGTTTTCTAAATCTTCACTTGTATAAACCTTTTCCTCTTTTACTTCTTCCTCATCTTCATCCCACTCGTCTTTTAATTCATCAAAGGTTTCAAAATTATCGGCAATTATTTCTTCTGTGTTGGTTTCGTTGCTCTTGGTAATTATACCGTTAAGTTTTGAACCTAATGCTTCCAGAGTGCCTGAAATTGCAAATGTAGAGGAGGCTAAAAGCCTTCTCAATATTAAAGTCATCAGTTTACGTTGGCTTGCAGGTAAAGCATACAGATTTTCTGCTTGCAGATAATCTGTAACCATATCATACAATTTCTGTTCTTCATCAGTAGGATAAAATTCTTCCACCAATGCAATTCTGTTTGTATAACGGATATACTCTAAAACTTGTCGTCTTAATGTTCGTTTACAAATTGGTTTTAGTCTTTCTTTTAACTCTGTGAATGCTTCTGCATCTGCTGTGCTTGTTACTCTGCTGTATTGGGTCTTAAAACTTTTTAAATCGCCAAAAGAATAATCATCAATAATGCTCACCAAACCATACAACTCTAATAAGGTATTTTGTAAAGGGGTTGCTGTTAAAAGTATTTTTGGAGCTTCATTCAGTGCATCCTTAATTGACTTGGCAATTTTGTTACCTGCCTTATAAACATTTCTTAATCTGTGGGCTTCATCAATCACTGCTAAATCCCAACCGATTGATTTTATATAAGGTTCTTTAGTTCTTGCAAACTGGTATGAACAAATGATTATTTCCGGCTGGTCGAATGGGTTTAAGTTTCCTTTTTTAACGCAATCATTGAATGATTTTGCTTCAAGAATAATTGATGAAAGGAAGAATTTATCTTGTAGTTCCTGTGACCACTGTTTACGAAGATTTGCAGGAGTTATGATAATTATTTTACGTTTTCTTTCTGCCCACTTTTGAGATATTACTAATGCAGCTTCAATTGTTTTACCTAACCCAACTTCATCGGCTAAAATAGCACCTTTGGACAAGGGGGAACGAAAAGCAAATAATGCAGCTTCAACTTGATGAGGGTTTAAATCTACTTGTGCATCTACTAAAGTAGAAGCAAGTTTTTGCATACTGTCTGATGAACTACGTTTGGTAAGTTCGTATGCGAAATATTTAGCATGGTAAGGTGTAATGCTCATTTCTTCTTATAGGTTTTAAGTACAAGTTTTAAAGCATCTTCGCCCTCCTTGCTATTGTTTATTGTATCTGAAATTTTATCTGCAAGCCAAATTGTTATGAGTGGCTCGGCTGGAGTTTGTAGAAATTCTGCCAATTTAACGACTTGCTCACGGCTTGCGTTGCGTTCCCCTCTTTCGAGTTTACTTACAAAAGCTGTGTCAACTTCTAAGAAGGCAGCAGCCTGACGAAGTAGCAAATTTTTACTTTCTCTTTGTTTTCTTATGGTTTCACCGAAGGACATCTATTCAACTAATTTTGACTTGTCAAAAGTAGTCAAATAAAAGTAAAAAAGTGCAATTTGGTGAAGGGTAAATATTTTTACCAGATGGTATCAGGTATCAAAGTATCAAAACCCTTAGGCAAATGATACCCATGATACCTGATACTAAAAGAGATTTTCGTCTGTTTCATCCTCTGAAAATTCATCTTTACTTGGATTGGCTAAACGATAGCTGCCGTTTGCTTCAACAATAATTTCTAACTTTTTAAGGTTGGTGTGTGCCCTTTTTGCTGTCGGGATGCTTTTGCCTGTTATTTCACAAAACCGTTTCACAAAGTTGCTGTATGATACCAATTGGTCTCCAAATATTTCTTCTGCAATACTTTCTAACTCACTATACTTTTCTTCCTTTTTATCTTCATTGGGTTGTGTTCCTAATTCTGATGTAGGTATTAATTTGCCAGTATTTGAAAATAAAAATGTTTCCTCTGAAAAGTCCAATACAAGGGAATTTTGCTTGTATTCCTTTGGGCAATAGTTACCCTTTACCACTGTGAAATATCTTGTGTTATTATCGCCTTCTGAAAGCTGAATACCTAATCTTACTTTTTGCATAAGACCTGCACCACCTTGAATATGCTCTTGCCCTGGTGCTTGGCGGTATGCTCCTTTGTTGATGTGGTGAACAAACAATATAAGGCAGTTGTGTTTTTTGGCAATTTTATCAAAGGTCTTTACTGTGTTTCTCATTGCCATATTGTTATTGCTGTCGCCTCCTTTGAAAATATCGCCAAAACTATCTACCACCACTAAATCGGCTGCTGCTATTGTTAGTTGGTTGTCCAATTCTTTCAGTATTTCTTCTTGCTCCATAGTATCGGCAAAAATGAACCGTAGGTTATCTTTTGGTCCTTGATTTAAGCCATTCATCTGCCTGCTCATTAAGTAACGTGTGTTTTCTAAATTATCTTCAGTAGCCACATAAATAGAACGGCTGTGAATAGGATTAATGTCAAAATCAATGAATGATTTTAAGCCTAATGCAACTTGAATACACAATTGCCTTGCAAATTGGCTTTTACCTGTATCGGGTTTCCCTGCTAAAACTGCTGTGCCTTTTTGTGGCAAAATTGGAGACATTAGGTATTGAGGTTCTAAGTTTCCCATTGCCATTAATTCTACTGCATTAAACACAACCTTATCGGGGTTTAGTGCTTCGGGTGGAGGTGCTTGAAGCGAAGCTGAAAGCAACTCATCAAAAACCGATAATGAGCCTCTTGAGGCGAAGTAATCGGAAATGTCTTTGCCATTATGCGGAATTGTTGGCAATGTGATTTTGTTAAAGCCATGTGCTACTGCCAAAAGTTCGGATTGTTTTAAGCCTGTTGCATCGTTATCATAAAGTACAATGATGTGATTGAAACGAAGTTTCAATTCATCAGCAATTGCCTTTTCTAAAGTTGCGGTTTCGCTGTTAAGCGAAATAGCATTGAAACCTTGTGCTGCCAAACTCAATACATCTTTTTCACCACCTGTAATAAATAGCTTTTCGCCTTTGTCGGGTAGTTGCTTCCATCCAAAAATATAACCATGCTCTTTATTACCTAAATACTGAAACTTGTATTGTTTTTCATCTAATGGTTTGTAGAGTTTTAACCAAGTGGCATTATCATAAGCAAAAATGAATTTTTCGGAACTGCTCTTAACTGTGTACGGTTTGCCTTCTTTACTGATGTTGCTAAATTCTTCTAAGGCTGCTACATTGAAGCGTTGCAAGGTTTCAATGGAAATGTTGTACTTATTCCAAAAGGTTAATTCAGCATCGCTGAATGGCCTTTTCTTGACTGAGAAATTTGACTTAGGTTGTTCCGGTGCTGTCCGTTGTGGCGGAACAACTTTTTTGTGATCATTTTCCAAGTTAAGGCAGTGGTCACGGTTAATAATTTCGAGTGCTTCGGGAAAAGAAACATTCAAAAGTTTCATTACGCAATCAAAACAACTGCCTTCATCACCAGTTGCAAAATCTTTGTATCTCCACTCATGTTGAGGCAAGGCACAAAAAATATTGAAGCTGGGTGATTGTTGCTTTTCTGCTATAAATGGGTTGCTAATATTCTTACCACTTATTAACCTGCCTGTGTTGTGATAGGGTTGTAAATAATGATTTAATATATCATAGCTTGATATTTTAGCTAATATGGCTTCTTTAGTGATAGACATCTTCTAAACTTTACAGGGTTAATACTCATTTTCTCTTTTTGAATGCTTGGTTGTAATTGCTGTCTAATAGCTTTTGCACATCACTCATTCGGTAGTAGATTTTGCTGCCTACTTGGGAAAATGAAATGATACCCTCGTCACGCCAAGATTGTGCGGTTCGTTTACTGATGTTCATCAGTTGGAGGAAATCTTGATTGTCAAGAAATACATCTTTAGGTTCTTTCTGTTTTTCAGTTAATGCGGACTTAATTTCGTCCATTCGCACAACTAATTCCTGATACTGGTCTTTTGTTAGGATTACTGCTTCCATTGCTTTTTAAATTTTGATGTTTATAAATGAATTATGAAGCAAATTTGTGCAGTAAAGAGGGGCTAAAAACCTTTGCAGATAAGGGTTTAGAGTAAGGTGTAGAGTGTAGAGTATGCAAAAAAAAACGCCAAGCTGCTAAGCCTGGCGTTTGGTATTGGGTGAAAGTTTTTTAAAACTTATTGTAAGGTGTAGAGTGCAAATCAGAGAATTTTGACTGCTTTTTCAATGATGGCTGCACTGGCTGGAGTTTGTTGTTGTTTTAATTTCTGGTTTGTTAAGACTGTACCGTTTGCCATATCAAAACAATTGATAGTTATATCCCATTGTTTTTGTTTGGTATCTTCTACCTTCTTTTCTGTGTTATGCAGGGTTTTGATGAAATGGGCTAACTCAGATATGTTGCCTGTCCAGATGATTTTTTGTTGAATTTCTTTTGCTGAAAATATGCTTCTAAAATTGGCAATGGTCGTATTTTCATCAACAAGATTATTTTTCTTTAAAGATTTCAATAGGTCGGTAATATTTTCATAGCCACCAATTGTATTGATGTATTTAAAAGATAAAGCCGAAGGCTTATTCTTGATGGGTTGCGGAGGTGTTTCATCTTTCTGAATAAAGCCATATTCAATGGCTTGTTCATTCAAAAAATCAAGTGCTGAAAGAATTATTTTGCCATAATGTAAATTGTAAAAGGTGTGTTGAATGTTCTCTGTGTCGAGGTTAAAACCTTCCTCAAATGTATCTTTAAACTTTGGTGGTTCATCATTTATGGCAATGTGCAAAGCGTTGGTGTATGAACGATTACGAAGCAATTCTTCTTCACTGGTTTCGTATTTTGTATAAAGGTTATTTAATTCTTCTTGGCTTGTATGGCAATGCTGAAATGTTTCATTCAATTCAAACTTTAGGCGGTTGAGGTATGGTTTTCTTGCATCCTGTTCTAAGTGAATGAGATTGCTCAACACTTCTTTTTTGAGGTAAGAAAGGTTGTCACGCCACTGATAGTAATAACTTAACGGTGCATGTTCCAGAGGGTAGTTGTATTCTAAAGCCTTTATGAAAATATTGAAATTATCATCCTTGATTTTGTTTGTTGCTGGTGGTGTTGCATTGCTTCCTAACCCTGTTTTAAAATCATCATAAATTTTCTGAAATGCTTCTTTGAATAAATGAAAGTGGTTGTTGTAATGTTTCCAAACATGGGTGGCATATTTTGCATCATACTCGTTTTCTTTATACTCCATCACATTCGGAAACCAATAAGTATTATGATAGTTGAGCAAAAAAGCCTTGTGTCTTTTGGGTGGTGTATGTGTTTTAAATTGTTGCAGGGATAAATTGAGGTACTGATTTATAACCTGATTATTCAATGGCTTAATTCTTTCATAAACGGACTTTGTAAACTCGTTAAGCAATGGACCTGAAATAAAGCTGTCAAAATAAGTGGGGTCAAATTTGTGTGTTTCCCAAAGTTCATCAACCTTTCGCTTATACTCCACTGCTTCAATTGCCAAACGGTTTTCAAGTTCTTCGACAATCAATATTTCATCATCACTTGCCTGTGTTTGTTTGTGTGGGTTCGGTGCTTTTGTTAGTAGGTCGGCTTGCTCTTTTGAAAAGGTAATTTCAGAACCTAAAATTTCTTTAAGTTGGTTGTTCCATTCCGGGTCTTTGATGGATTGGATGCCATGTTTTTCAAATAGTTCTGCTCGGGTAATGCCTGCCAGGTTTTTTGTAAGCCTTGCAGCTTTGAGGGCTGGGTGTAAATTATCTAACTCTTTTAAATGGTTTTCTAATGCTTTTCCTCTTGCCTTTCTTAATGCTGTTTTAAAGCCTTCTATCCACCTTTTTATTTGTGTGGTATTTCTTATACCATAGGTGGTTTGAACCTCTGTAAAGCGTGAATTTGAAGTATTAGCAAGGTATTCTTCAAGGGTGAAGCTGTTGGCTTCATCATCAAATTGCCAAGTGTCTAAAAAATCCACTAACAATTTTGCTCTGATATATTCTTTGCCATTGTCGCCCATAGGCAAGCCATCAACGAAGTTAAGCAGCTTGTCGATGTATACGTTTATTTGATTATCTGAAATTATTGCCATTTAAAAAGCGAAAAATAATGATTTTAACCTAAATATTGATCCACTGCTTTGTCTAATTCTTCATTGATGATTTTTGCATATACTTGTGTAATTCCAATTCCAGAATGGTCCATCAATTTTGAAACGTGTTCTATTCTCATTCCGTTGTTTAATGCTCTGGTGGCAAAAGTATGGCGGCTAAGATGAAAGGACAACGAAAACGAAAGTTTGAGTGTCTTTCCAAAATTATTGAGGTGAAAATTGGTTAGTGCATTGTGGCGTTCTGTTTCTTTTGACCTGAAAAAATTATCCTTGAAATACAAATCGCTGTACTCCATTATTGGAAAAATAAAATCTTCGGGCTGACTGTTTTTTGTTTTGTACTTATCAAGTATTTCAATGGCCACACTTCCCATTTTAAAACTGTGTTGCCTTCCTGTTTTGCGGATAACTTTAGAAATACGATTGTCGGCTGCTAAAAAATGTTTCCATTGCAATTCTATTACATCACCAAATCGTAAACCACCTGCATAAACAGCAAACAAAAACATATCCTTACAAATTTGTGCTTTGCCTAATTGCGAAACTTCCAATGCTTCGAGTGCTGCTAATTGCTCTTTGTTTAAGTAGTTGCGGCTGCTCTTTTCTTTCTTTACTCTGAACTTATCAAAGGGGTACAAACTGGTAGGAATTATATCTTCTCTTTGTGCATCCTTGAACATAATGGAAAGGATGGTTAAGGAGTAGTGAATTGTAGTGTTATTGTTGCTCAAAGTTTTGGAACAATGGTTTGCAAAATCTTTAAGGGTGGTTACATTGATGTCTTCAAAATAGACTTCTGATGTACCCATAAATTTTTCAAACTTACTGATGTACTTGGTGTAATTCCGGTAAGTGGCAGGTGATAATGTTGTTTTCTGTTTTTCGCATCTTGCATAGCTGTATTCAAAAAAGTTGGTTGCATCTTTTCCTTTGATGGCTTCCTTCAACTTCTTTGCTGATGGCTGTGATTTTTTTCTTTCAAGGTCTGCAACTTGTCCTTCAGCTTCTGCAACCTTTTGTGCCAGTAGTGCATTTATTCTTGCAGAATTTGAGTGGTTCTTTTTAACTCTTTGTTTATCTTCGTCCCATTCATTTGGAACTAACCTAACACCTAAAGAAATGAATTTAGTTTTGCGGTCTTTGATAAGTCTAAGGTACAAAGGTGCTTCGCCATCTTTGCCTACTTTATCATTTCGGAGTACTAATTTGATTGATGCCATATCTAATATTTTACAGGGTTGTGCAATGCGGTGCAACAGAGTACAAAGGTACAACATTAGGTATAACAAAACAAGCTTTTCGTTACTTTTTTATGCATCAAATTAAGATAGTGAAAATGATAAAAGCCTTATTTTACAAGGGTTTAGGAGTAAAAGAAAGTAAAAGGGTGAGAGGTTATGACAACAATACCTTGTCAAAAGTAGCTTTATAATGTGTTGAAATACAATACTTTGTAAATGTTATACCAAATTAGGTACAACATAGGTACAACATTTCAGAACTTAATTTTTTACCAGTTTTGGACTATC